GCCCCGCCCCGTAGGCACTGTGGGAGCTGCCCTGACCTGCGACGATGCCCATTCGGATTCCCCTGAGAATTCCGCCTGAGAATGCGGCCGATGACTTGACACATACGCAAGTGCGAGTAATGTGGGAGTCCGGTAGTAAGGCACGGGTCAAGGGGCGCAAGCTCGCGGACACCGCCAAACCTGCCGCACGCAACTTGAGAACTACATAGCGAGCACAAGACAGGAACCAATCCATGCGGACGTTCCTGCACAGCGCATGCCGCTAGTTCCCGTAGCACGGCTCACCACCGGGCATGCGCGCTAGGCTGGTCACCTCAGGTACTCAGTTACCACTGCACCCTCCGGCCGTCCCGATGGCGGCCAGGTGACCTGCCGATTGCCTCCAGTGCGATTCCGCAAGTTCCGGAAGTTCCGCCAAAGGACACACATGAGCATGACAACCGTTCTCCACTCCACCGGCCATCTCCTCAAGTGCGCACTGCACCTCCACTATTACTCCCGCAGCACCCATCTCTACGCCTGGGCTACCAGGTTCTGCACCCGCTAGCGCAACTCATCTCAAGTCAGCACAGCAACTAATCCCGGCAGAGGAGAGAAAGATGACAATAATCGAACTAATAGATGCGCTTAAGCAGTATCAACACTCCACGCCTGAAGCCGATGTAATGCTCGTCAATGCCAATGGTCATGTGACCAGAATCACGGATGTCAGGTGGAATCTAGAGCTAAGAGAACCGATGATCATGCATGACACGAATTAGGAATATTCGTTAATCCGGTATCTGCATAGGCGATCACATACCTACTTTGACATGTGATCGCTATGGAAATCCCGGCAAAAGGAAAAGGTCAGACATGCAATTCTCAGATAAAACCGAAGCGGTAAGGATTACGGCAGGACATTGGCACATAGAGGGTCGCTGCGCATTCAAGATGGGCCGTACTTGGAGTGTCAAGTTTGAGGGTTGCCAGGGAAACGGAACCGATAACCCGTGCGAATCTGCGGTTTACCGGTCATCGCTTAGCATGGTTGAGAACTACATTTGGGGCCAGCGCTTCTAAGTCGATTGCAAGCAGGTCATCGGCAGTTCACATTCAATCCCGGTAGGAAAAGAGCGCACCATGAAGACAGACGATGCATATGCGGCAGAGCTGCTGAACATGATCAGGGAAGACATCGCGTCCGGCCAGGTCCCGGCGACGGTGAGCACGTTCTCCGAGCTTCATGACTACGTAGATGCCAATGACTACATAATCCAGTCAAGCCTCTACTCACATCGCAACTGGTCAGATGACCGGGAGGAAACAATCAACCGCGTTACTGACCTCGTTGACGCTGCTCTCAAAGCCGGCATAAGGACCTGATCAATGCTCTGGATAATCGGAAAGCTCCTGGCCGCCCTTGACCGGCGTAATGCCCGCGCGGATGCCCGTGACGAGATGCGAGACCGCGCCGACATGGAAGCATGGATGAACAATGCGCTAGACCTGATAGGGAGGTAACAGCATGAAATTCATTCTCACTGCCAAGCTCGGTAATGATGCGATGCAAGAGCATGATCATTCTGGTGAGGCCACCGGAGAGCCAAGCCGGGATGCTATCTCAGACATGCTCCGCACCCTGGCCGGTGAAATAGACAGCAGCGATGCCCAGGCCGGGATAATCCGGGATTACAACGGCAACGACATCGGTACGTGGGCGATGTCAGGATGAACATGGAATCCAAGCCGATGAAGGCGCACGAGCTAGGCAAGTACGTATGCGTTCCGGCATCCACTTGCCTGCACTCGCCGGACATCACAATCCGGAGTGACGGCGTGTGGGTCAAGTCCGGAACTCTGTTCAGCAGCGCTCACCGCGATTGCTTCGATAAGCGGAAGGCAGATGACGATGTCAGCTAAGCCCATGACCATCACCGGCGTTCATATCGTCACTATCGAGCGGCTGAGGCTGAGCAGTAACGGTAATCCCAGGTTTCTTGTGACCTCCAGCAACGGCACGGTAGCGCAGACTCAGAGCGATGCTTCCCTGAATTACGGGATAGAAAACCGCAGCATCAGGGAAGCGCGGGATCTCACCGTCAAATTCAGCAGGGCAGGAAAGATAACCCGGCTGTGCGTCACCGGCACCAGTACTGAGGCCTGAACCCTGATGCTCCTCTGTCCTTCATTCCCCCATCACGGAATGCCGGGCAGTGCAGTATCAGTCCAATCAAGGGAATATGAAATGCCAGTGCCCAAGAATAACCGCATAGATGCTGACCAGGTCAGTTCATGGGATTGCGCAGTCTGCGGTGGATTTCTTACCGATTCCCCGCGTGATGCTAATGATTGCGCTGTTAACGGCAATCACGATAGCTAGATCAGTCACACTCAATCCCGGCAAAAGAAGAGACTTATGAAGAAATCCCGTTGTGTCTATTGCGGCAAAAGCAAATCTGTTACTAAGACGGGGAAAATCCGCAAGCATTACGTAACCGGCGGCCCAACTACTACATCAGCCGGCAAGCGCATAGTTTGCGGAGGTTCCGGCAGGATTGCATAACTCGCAAGTATCAGTCACACTCAATCCCGGCAAAGGAAAGAGAGAATCATGCCCATCATCCGAGACGATGACGGTAAGCGATACAAAGTCGAGTACAGCGACAACGGAGGCATTCTCAGCCAATGGGAACACTGGACTCTCACGGAAAAGATTAATGCTCTCCGGAGCTTGTTCGGAAAAGACGCTATCCGGTATGCCGACCGTTATAGGTGGGTACATGATTATCACTACCGGCCAGGGAGCCCAGGCGGTAAGTGGGAAGTAATCGAGACGTGCCCGGAAAGCATCGACTACAGCGAAGTTCATCCCGTACGCGGCGAGAACACCCGCGTATTCGTTGACCTCTCCCGCATCGGGAAGGGAGAGGACTACTACAGTCAGTCATCTACCCTCGACAGGTCAAACTTCCGGAGGCTGATAGCTGACTTCCCCGGAGAGTTCACTGCGGTCAGCTATTCCAACGTGGATGCTCTCGGCGCGTACGTCGGTAACCTGGCAGTCAGCACCATAGATGTACTGAAAGGACTAGTCGACGATTACCCGGCTTATGACGATGAAGACATGAGCCAGCTAGAGCACGATGAAATCTGCGAATCGTATGAGTACTCAGTAAGTGACATTACTTCCGGCCTCGACAGTGAGCATCAGGACATGTGGGAAGCTCTGTCAAGAGTAAAGCTCCCCGCGTATACCGCGAATGAGACAGACATTCCTGAGCGTGATGCTCAGCCTGATCTCTTCTGGGATGCCTATCAGTCCAACGGAGGCAACGACTATGCCGAGCATCGAGGCGTAGAAGTCGTCTGGGATCACAAAGCCATGGCGGCCGCTCTGACGCGCACCCTAGACGCCTACTTCGCCCAGGTCCCTTCTGATCCTGATCAGCTCACCCTGTTCGCTGCGGACGCAAGCGCAAGCACAGGTGACCAGTCATGAGCGAATTCGTCGTGAAGCTCCGCCACGATAACGGCATAGTAAGCCTCCGCGTGCATTCACCTGATGCGATGTCTGCCATGGAAATGATCGCCAAAGCAGAGAATGCGCCCAGGTCGGCCGTGATCTCAGTCACCCCGTATCAGGCCTCCGATGACAAAATCACTCCGGCTGATGCCGGATGCTGGCTAGATGGCTCAGTGGGCTGGCATAACACCTACCGCGTTTGCTGGCGTGCCTTTGCCTACGGGTGGCTGGCAGACAATCCGGACGATAAGGCAGAGCTAGAGAAGACTATCTCCGCCTATCAGGGCGATTTTGATCCTGACTCTGATGTGCCCGAGGTAATGCACGATGCCAGTAACGAGGCGACTGAGTACCTTCAGTCACTCGCCCCGGAGGACTACTACTTTGAATGGGATGCCGGCGAACTCTGCCTTATCCACGTGAGTGAAAGTGAAAGTGAGCTGCCAGAATGACCCAGGACAACAGCATCCCCGTTCACCTTCAGTTCTGCCTGACTGAGGAGAACATAGATATCACCGGTTCTCCCTATGCCGAGACAGACGCCACTGAAGTACGGCTCTGGCATGAGGACGCGACGAACATAGCCACTGTCCGCAAACTAAGCGACGCATCCGGACAGTGGGAGGCAGTCAGCAGCGATGAAGCTCGCTATGACGACCTTTCCGGTAATTCCTACGGATCCTGGCAGGATGCCATGAATGCGATCCTTGACCGGACCATCTACGCGATTCCCTCGCACTAACAGGCCGCCGCTTGCCAGTGCGCCATCCTCTTTACGAGAGGATGGCGCGCTAGCTCGTTACGGATACCCAGAACACTCAATCCCGGCAAAGGAAAGAGCAATGACAGCAGAGCAGTACGATCCTGATCAGTCAGCTAAGGCGCCGGAAGATACCGCCGGCGCCCAGGTACTCAATGAAGCCCAATCGCACATCGGGCGCTTCCTGGTATTCCCTCATGACGGATGCCTTCCTGTCGTCACATTGTGGTGCGCGGCTACCTGGATTCATCAGGTATTCCCGTCATTCGGCCGTCTCGCGCTGCTCTCCGATGAGCCAGGGTCAGGCAAGACAAAGGTTCAGCAGGTAATGATGCCCCTGTGCTGCCGGCCGGAAGACATCGTGGATCCGACCGGCCCGGTACTCGCGACGATGATCGATCAGATGCACCCGACCACGTTCCTTGACGAGACAGACACAATCTGGACCGCCGGCGGTTCTGACAGTTCTAACCGGAAACTGCGGGCCATCCTGAATAAGGGATACAAGCGAGGGGGAACACTGCCGCGGAAAAACGGGAAGACCTTCACGCGCGAATCTGTCTACGGGCCGGTGTGCTTCGCCGGCCTGGGCAACCTTCCCCGCACGATCATGACCAGGTCACTGGTTATCAGGATGGAACCGCGCAAGCCAGGCCAGCTAACCGAGACCTACTACGATCGAAGCCATTCCCCCATGGGGGAAGCTCTGGGCAAAGCTCTCGGAGAATGGACGGCGACCATAGCGGAAGATGCTGAGGGGCACTGGCCGGAGATGCCCGACGGCATTACCGACCGCAAGCAGGAAATCAGCGAAGCTCTCCTGACGATTGCCGACCTGGCCGGCGGCCACTGGCCAGCCACGGCACGCGCCGCGGTCAGAACCATTCTCCTCGATCAGTCGGAAGCTTCCGGCCCTACTCCCGCACAGCAGCTCCTCTCCGATGTGCGGGCAGTGTGGCCGCGCAGCATGCCGGCTGTCCACTCCCAGGATCTGGCGTCGCTGCTGACCTCTGACCAGACCATGGCATGGGGTTCTCTCTGGTCACCGGACAACGCGCAGAGAGAACTCTCGATGCTCTTGCGCTCCCTTTCCCCTGCTGTCTCGCCGGTCAAGGTCACGGTAGCGCGCAAGTCCCTGCAGGGTTACCGCCGGTCAGACTTCGCCGTTCACTGGCTGGCCGCCGATCGCCTCGAAGAGACAGGCACTAACGGAGATGATGACGAGTGACAATCAAGGTATCGGCCGGAGATACGGTAATAGTCCCCGGAGTTATGGGGCCTATTCCGGTCAAGGTCATGACAGTACATCAAGACGGCACTTTCACAAGTGATCTTAATTCCCGTATCTACCGGATTAGCCAGATTCTCAAATAGTAACTCGCCGTAGGCCAGCGCGCGGCGCCCAGGTGAAGGGCGCCGCGCGCTGGCTCATTACGAGCAATCACTCAATCCCGGCAAAGGAAAGAGCAATATCATGACAATCACTCAGTGCGGAGTTCCGGCAATTCCGCAAGTTCCGGATGCTAGCGCAGTACGCGAGGAGATAGCCGCTTACATGGAATCCTCGCCCGCTCGTGAGGCTGTCACCCGCGAGTACTACCGGGCGAGAAAATCTGGCTGGTCTCCGGTGGCCGCTATGGAAGCGGCACGCGGTTACATCGCCCTGCGACACGCGGAAATTCAGGGACACGTGACGATCGCCTGGGTTACCGATGAAGCCTTCGACCTGGGCAACTTCACGGACATTCCTGAGCTTGAGCGTGAGACGAGAGAAAACCTTGCGGACGGAACATGGTCAGCAGATGTCTGCGAGGTCTTCAGGGGCGAGATGGACGGCAATACGGCCTATCCCTTCCGCAACGCCGTACCTGATGCTTCGCTCTGCGGCATCGTCACCGGGTGCAGCGCATCAGATGAGACCTACCGCCGGTCAGTCGCCGCAGACCTGGCCGCCGACCTGGGCATCATTGATCTCTCCGACTACTCGCACCCTCGGCTCAAGCGGTAACCCGCGCTGGCCAGGTATCCCCTCCCCTGAGGTACCTGGCCAGCCCAGCCCGGCCAGCCCGGTCACCTGGAAGGGATAAGAGCCGTCCTGTCCGAACTGCCCGATATAGTCCGATATGTCCGTTTACTTCTTAAAAAGCGCCGCGCACCCTGGGATTTTAACCCTCGCGGGAATTAATAGTTTTAGAACTCCAAGATTATATTAATTTAATTAATTAAGCTCAACAATAAAATGCGTGACTTAGAGGGTTTTCGCCGCTAGATTTCACTGCATCATAATATCCAGCAGATGCCTGCTGACATAATCGGTTTTCAGCAATATTACATGCCCGCATGATAGTAACGCTATACGGCCATGCCTGAGCACGCCTTAATTAAAAGATTATGGCGTATTTGTTCTCCCGCTGCCACGTGCATGCTGTTCGCCTGTAATACTCTGATGCAGGACTATGCATGTGTGATGCTACCATAAGCTAGTAAGCATAAATGCTATCTGCCAGCGCTAGTGCAGGTTTTGCACATGAGTTATCTTATTTTTACAGCGCTAGCGCTCCGGAGTCCTTCCAGAGGGATCTCCTGAGAGCACTGGCACTGTTGCCTTTATGTAAAAGCATGCTTACGCTGATCAGTAAATAGCGCTCCGGAGTCCCTTTCGGAGAAAACCCTCCCCTCGTTTACTTCCGGGCAGGCGAAAGGGGCGGGAGATATCTCCCGCCCCTCCGGCGAGGCGCCGCGTCTTTCCAGTGCTCCTGGAGCTTACTGTTACCTCCGGTCAGGAGGCACCCGGATTCCCGGCGATCCCAGGTCAGGTACCTGGCTCTTGTTGGGCACCGTATACACGCCCAGGGCGGTCAGGATCGCGATCACGATGCTCACCCAGTGCTCCTGGGCCAGGCCCAGTGCGGACGCCACGGTCACGGCCAGGCCGATGACGGCGATGACCGACTTGGCGTACTGAGCGGGAGTCTTCTTCATCTCTTCTCCTCCTTTCTTTCCTGCTTTCTGCTTCTGCTTCTCAGTTACGGCCGATGATGCGGAGCACGACGGCGCCGGAGACGGAGCACAGGCCCCTGATCACGTCGCCGCTGCCCATCGGCAGGCCGTCCGGCCCGGCGTCGAACACGGTCACGACGCCGTTCGCTGCCACCGGCTCAGCGTTCGCCATCTCGTTTCCGGTGGCGTCGGCCGCTCCGGCGAGCCCGTGCCACAGCGAGACCGTGACCGCCGCCGTAGTGGTGTTAGTGGCGATGATCCGGGAGATGAAGGCATTGTCCCCTCCCGCGGTCACCAGCACGGCGGCCGACCCGGCCGGCTGCCCCTCGTAGATGTCCCCGGTCGACCCGAAGTCCCCGTCGAAGAACGCGCTCATGATTTCCTTTCCCGGACATCGGCAGCTGTCTCCAGGATCCAGGCGAGCTTGCGCGCGGTGTCCGGGTCATAGCAGGCCCGGAGCACGACCGGATTATCAGGATGGGAAACGATAATCCCCTCGTCTCCGATCGTCACGATGATGACGGCATTCCCGTTCTTGTCTTCCAGCGTGAAAACGCTGCTGATCGTCCCGGCCATTACAGCGCCTTTTCTTCCGAAAGCCACAGCTCCTGGCGCAGGAGATAGCCTTCCAGCTTCCAGATCTGGCTTTCGGCCCGGTCCCGGGCAATTTTCCGCCCGAGGTCAGCGTCGAAGTTAGCCGGGCTGGCCGCTGCCGATTCCCCGGTCACGCTGAACCCGTTTCGCAGGGTCAGCAGACAGACGGTCACGGTGGTCCCGGGGAATACGATGTACTGCTCCCCGGTAATCAGGGACCTCACGTGCTCCCCGGTAACCCGCGGGGCATTCAGCCCCTTCCCGTCAGCTTCCTTCTCTATTTCTTCGTGATTCATCGTTCTCCCTTGCCAGTGCGGCCATCTTCATCAGCATCCTGCCGGTGTCCTCCGCATTATCCGGGGAGAACGAGACTGCGGGGACGCTGTCATAAGACGGGAAATCAAGGACAATCCCGGCGTTTTCCAGGGAGACAATCACTATCGCCTGCCTTCCGGAATCTTCCAGGGTCATCACGCTGGTAATTTCCGTCTTCCCCGCGTATTCAGGATGCGTGCTGGCCATTACCCGGCCCTCCCGCCGCGGTGCGCGGTGTAGTAGACCAGGCCCTCGGGCATGATCTTCGAGGTCCCGCCGGCGACGTACTTCCGGAATGCCGCCAGGGCCTCGCCGTCGAGGTTCTCCTCCGAGACCATCACGAGGTAATCCGCGGTGGCATGGCGGATGAACGCGGTCTGGTCGAGGCTCCAGGCGCCCTTCGCCACGCGGCGCCATGCGCCCCGGCCGCCTGCCAGTGCGTTCAGCGCCTCCCTGGAGCCCCGGAACGCCGAGCAGTCAGCCGGGGCCGGGAAACCGGGGATGACGGCGCTGGCGCTGAACTGGAGCAGGCTGGGACCCTCTCCGCCGTACCGGCCCCACCAGCCGTCCGGCACCCTGGCGTACAGGTCCGCCGGGGAGCCTTCCCCCTCGACATAGGAGGAAGCGAACAGCCAGTCGAAGAACCGGAGCCCGGCGTTGCCGCTGTACCAGTGCGGCGCGTACCCGCCGACCTGGTGATACGGGTACAGCACCCGCAGTTCGGCTACGATCGCGCGGGCGTCGGCGATCGTGGCGCTCGGCCCCAGGGAGTTCCGCTCCACGTCGACGACCAGCGCCCAGCCGTCCAGCGGCCCGGCGTGCTCCCTGAACCAGCGGGCCTGGTCAGATGCCCGCGAGCCGTCCGCGAACAGGTAGGCGCCGGCCAGGAAATCGCCTTCCGAGGCCAGCTCTCCCAGGATTTCCGACTGCCCGGCCCACAGGGGATTCAGGTAACCCGATCCCTGGGTGACCTTGGCAATGCAGCCGGCCAGCGTCCCGGCCGCCTCCTTCAGGTTCACGTCCCCGTTGTTCGAGCTGGTGTCTCCTACGAAAAGAACCATTCTTTATCAGGTCTCCTTTGCCGGGATGCCTTTTACTGTCTCCAGCGGGATTTCGGGCAGTGCAGCCGGCCCGAAGCTCGCCATTGCCGCGCTCATGCCCCCGTAATCGGTGGCGAAATTAGCGTACACGCTGTACACCAGCGTGATCAGGAGGAGAATCTTGGACGGGGCGAAAAAATAAAGGACCAGAACGACCGGGATATTGACCAGCCAGTACGCCGATCCCCAGAAATGCACCTTGTACTGGAGCCGGGGATCAGTTTCCAGGCCCTTGACCAGGTGCCTCAGCCAGGCGTACCGCCCCGCTCCGCCTCCGGCGCCCCCCGTCTTCATCCCCAGGTGCGCCCTCAGCGCCGTGACCTCGTGCCTGAGCGCCCGCATCTCGTGCTCCAGGGCCGATCCCGGTCCCGCGCCTGCTCCCGCGCCTGCTGCCATTCATTCCTTCCTGAGGCCCGGATGCGCCCGGCCCGCGGCGAGGCCGGGATTAACGCGGGCGCCGATCATGGCCGCCCGCTCCGCGTTGGTGACCTGGGCGCCTTCCCGGCCGCTCTTCGTCCGGTGGTGCGCCCGGCACTTGGCGCCCAGGTTCTCCGGCTCATCGCCGGCCAGCCTGTCCAGGTGGTCCGCGTCAGTGGCCGGCTCCGGGCACCGCAGGCTCCCTCTCGCGGTCCTGATCACTTCCGTGCACTGCCATCCGTCCCTGGCCAGGCACGCGAGCCGCCGGGCCGGCCAGTCAGCCGGAAGCGGCCGGACCCTCCAGCTCCCCGCCACCGGCGTCCTCCGCGATGATGCCGCCCGCTCCGGCCTCGCGGCCTGCGAGCAGGTCAAGCCGGGCATGAATCTTCCGGAACGTGACATTGACCTCGTCGCGCATTGCCGTGATATCCACCCGGATCCGGTCCTGGTCAGCGCGGATCTCATCCCAGATCCGCATCGGCGCCCCGGTGCCGGGTGCCTGCGCCTGCGCCTGCACGGGAATCCCGGCTTTTTCTGGATGCCCGGATTCCCGCCAGCGGGAGATCTGCTCCTGGCCGGAAATCATGTCGCCCAGGGTCAGGTCCCCGGCTTCTGCCTGCTGCTCTGTCACCGGCTTACGGCTCGAAGACGGTGACCTTGACGGAGGTCGCCGAGGCGGTGAACACCATCTCCCGGCCGTACACGTCCGGGTCGACCTCGCCGAACCAGGCGCCGCCGGGAGACGTGACCGCGGTCGGGATCGTCCAGACAAGGTCCGAGAGGGTGTCATCGTGGAACTCGACCGCCGGGACGACCGTCACGGTCACGGTCGCCGAGGTCGAGGAGTTGACGAACCGGAATCCGGTCCTGCCGGTGTTGACGGCGACGTTGCCGTTGACCGCGTCGCACGTGGCGCCCGCCGGGTCGTTCAGGGCGGCATTGCTGAGCTGGCTGGAGGCTACTGCGGTTGCTGACATGGCTCCCTGGGGTCGGGGACAAAGGTCCAGGCTCGGATATTACCACTCCGGGCAGGGACCGGACAGCATGCGCTCATCACTGTTTCGGGGACACCGATGCCTTCAGGTCGCTGATTGCCCGGGAAACCCTGGCTCGCAGCGCTTCGGTAGCGGCCGATGCCTCAGGGCAGCATCCCGCGCACAGGCCGCAGTCGTGCCTGCTGCTTTCGGCCCTCTGGGTAACAGAACCGCACTGACCGCATTTTCCCGTGATGACGACCGGGGCGCCGGGAACGGGAATCACGGGACCAGGTACTTCCAGTTGGCCCTCAGGCTCTCGCCGAATTCCGCCTGCATCCTGAGGGCGTCAGATGCGGTAAAAGCATAGACGCTGACGGGAATGGTGACCTCGCGGCTGAAAAATGCGATGGTGATGTCCCACCAGATGACCGCCGTGCCTGATATCGCGCCCGCGTCGTCCAGGCTGACCTTCAGCGGGCTCACGTCCGGCTCGCGGACCCTGCGGGGAAGAATCCCCCGCTGGAGGACGGGCACCCTCATCTCGGCGCGGCACACGAATATCTCCATGACCGCATGCTCATGCCCGTCCCCGGCCGGGGCGAAAGAAGGAGGATTCCTCGTCATCCTCGCCCCGGCAACCGATGCCAGCCTTAATTCAGTCACGTAATCCTCTTGCCTCTCCTCCGCCAGTTTCCCCGGCCGTTCCGTCGCGTCCGCTGCCGATGCGCATCGCGCGGGCGGCGTCGGCGGCCCGGTCGAACAGGCCGGTGGCATCCGCCACTCCCGCTGCTCTCGCCGCTTCGGCGAAGTCGTCGCACTCGATCAGGGCGGCGATTGCCAGGACCACCCGGTCTGCCCGCGCGTAAGTGACTTTCTTCCTGTGCATTGCCACGCTCATGCGGCAATTGTACTAGATGCCCATCCCTCGATGCCCGCGAGCTGAGCGCGCAGCCACGGGGAATCCTGCTCTTCCTCCTGCGCCGGGATATCCCGGAGGGACCGCAAGGCAGCCGCAGCGCGAGCGGTCACATCCGGAGGGTTCAAGAAAGAGGGAGTACCCCAGGGACGAGCCGGAGAAGAAGCCGGAGCGGGAGGGGAAACCCTGGCGGGGAACTCCGGCTTCTTCCTCTCCGGAGGAACGGGAGGAGCAGGAACATGGTCGAGCAGCCTCCACGGCGGAACTCCGGCGACCTCCGGAGGCCGGGCCGACCGCCAGGCCGCCACCGAGGCCGCGTAGAGGGGTCCGTCCTCCGGCTGGACCTCCGGCTTCCACTGGGTGCGGGCAGCAGGCCTCGCGCGCCCGGACAGGACCATGACGGGAGGCGCAGGCGGTTCGAGCCGGGCGCGCGCTCCCGTCCGGGGAAGTGATGACTCGCGGGACAGCTCGTCATACAGGTCGGCCAGCTTCCTGCGCGGGGCCGGCCGTGCCCCGGGGACAGCGAGAGCGGGAAAAGCAGGAAGCGTGTCCTGGTGCTGCTGCCAGGCGGCGCGCTCGGCGGCTCCGGGGCGCAGCGGGGCTGACGAGGGAACCGGGCGGAGGGCCGGGGAGAAACGGGAAAGGCGGAGTGCCATGAAGATGATCACTGCGGAAAGGACGATTGCCAGTGTGATGGTTGCCGGGATGAACATGTGAGACCTCCTTGAGAAATCATCCTGCGCTTGCGCCCCCGCGAAGTCAACCGGAACGGAGGAACGACTGTCCCCCAAGATGATCTTCTTTCATGTATCCGCGAGTTCAGCCCCGCATGCGCGATGTGCGCGGGCGCGACGCGCGCACGTACATAACGCGTATGAGTAGTAAGTAGTAATAAAGATGAAAGACATGAAAGATAGTACTGTTTTACCAGGTCACAGTCTTTCGCCTTCGGTCGCGCAACCCGGAGGGAACATGGAAGACACGGAAGGATCTTCCGGGTTCTCTTCCGTGTTCAGGATGCTGAAGGCGAAAGACCCGGTCAGCGCCGCGCGGGCTTCAGCCGGACTCCCGGGCAAGACGGATTCCGTAGCGGTACCGGACGCTTTTCCTCATCCCGGAGCTGTACTCAGTGTCGTGCAGGAGGTAGCCGCTGTCCGTCAGGTGCCTTCCGAAAGCCGTCTGCGTCGGCTTGTCCGATGCGCGGAGCCCTTCGGCTTCGTACCAGGAGGAGTAGCTGTCGAAAAGGACCGCAGGCGTCGTGCGATAAGAGAGGTCAGTCTCGCAGCACTCGGAGATGAACTGGTCAATCGGGTTCAGTGACTGGCGGAGGGTTTCCGTGGCAATTCTCGCAGCGCCCGGGGGATCGCCTATTGCCTGGTCACGGGCATAGTCCTCGTAGCCCTCGCAGAGCCAGGCGAGTACCGCTTCCCGGTCCCGGCTGCCGAGGCGCGCGCGGAAGCCGGCGTCCTCCTCGCCCTGCCTGACCTGCTGGCTGAACGGGAAGGCGAAGAGCCTCCGCTTGGTCGCGGCGTCGGCGTACTGGACGACGGGGTACTCATTGGTCGCGATGACGGGCACGAAAGCGGGGGTCCGCTCGGTGAAGTCGTTGGAGCGCATCCCGCGCGCCTCGATCTTTCCTCCTGAGGTAAGCGACTTGATGGTGTCCGCGTGGAGTTTCCATTCGGTAGATCCCTCTTCCGCGACGATCAGCCGCCGGGGCATGCTCTTCAGGATGTCGGGCCTGGGCGCATCATCCCGGCGCGTCCTGAACATCGAGAGCTGGAAAGTCCCGGCGAATCCCGAGCCCAGGGTGTCCAGGAGGATGTTCAAGAAGGTGGTTTTCCCTGTGGAAGTCGGCCCCGAGATTACCAGGATGATGCGGTCCTTGTTCCAGCCGAGCAGCATGTAGCCGCAGATCCGCTGGAGCCACGCTCTTTCCTCGCGCTCGGGCACGAACCGGTCGAGGAATTCATCCCACGCCTCTGATCGTGCTCCTTCCTTGTATGACACGGGAACCATCCGGGTGAACTGGTCTTCCCTGCGGTGCTCCCTGAGGTTTATCCCGTGGTCGGCGAGTTCCAGCGTTCCGTTTGCCACCGGGAGAAGATGCCGGGCAGCATCGACTGAGTTCTCTCCTGCGGACCTCCCGATGTAGGCCGCTCCCCTGACCATCTCCCTGATGCGCGCCCCGTTGCCGCACGAGACCGCGAACTGCCTCATCATTCCCGCGAGCTTGGGGTCCCGGCACTCCCTCGCCAGCTCGAATCGCCGCGCGACCACGTCCATGCACATCGCGTGAATCCGCTGGTCGTCCTCTGCCCACCGCTTCCCGTCCCAGGCCAGCAGCCGGTCTGTGCCCCTTATATGCAGGATGTCCGGACCGTGCAGGTCTCTGAGGATCTCGGCGTTTCCGGTGTCATTGCGGGCATATTCGTCTCCCGCTCCCTCCCCCTCTCCGGCCTTCTTCCCGCTGACCGCCTCCCAGCCGAGCCCCAGCGCCTCCAGGATCTCCTTAACCCACGCGGTGTGCTCCTCGCCGCGGGCCATGCCTCCCGGGCACGAGCACGCCAGCACCAGTCCTCCCCGGGCACCTTCAGCCACGCCGAATGACGGATTGGCATCCTCGTGCCCGGGGTGCGGGCACGAGTGCTTCTCTCCGGCCTCCCTGCATCCCGCCTTGCCCAGGGCCGCCCGGAACGCCTCCAGGAGATGGCCGCCGTCCCCTCCCTTCGCCTTCGCCTTCCCGGAGCCGGCCAGCGCTACTCCCGAAGCCGAGCTTGAGCCTTCTTTCGCCGCGCGGGCTTCAGCCAGCGCCGCCTTCACTTCTGCCTTCAGCTCGCGGACCGGGATCGTCCGGCAGTCTTTAAGACTATTATTCCGATCAAGATAGTCGGAAATGTCGCCGGGCTTCGCGCCCCCGGAAGCCAGCTCCCCCTCCTTGCCCCACCCCCTGATCCGCACCCTGACGCCGGCCTCTTTCAGCCGCCCGTACCGGTCGAGGGCGTGCTTCATCCCGGTCAGGTCGTGATCGAAATAGAGGAGCACCCTCCCGGCGAACCCCTCGAACAGCTTCGCCTGGGCGTCGGTCACGGGGGAGTTCTCGCCCTGATGGACGCACGTGGCGATCGCCTTCGAGCCCGCAGAATCCAGTACGTCCTGGACGCGCTCGGCGTCCTTCTCGCCCGCGCACCAGAGCACGTCATGGCCTGAGGCCAGTGCCCCGGTCAGGCCGGGCATGTTCCACAGCAGTTCCCCCAGGACCGCGGGTTTCTTCCCGCACCACAGCGAACCCTTAGCTACCCCGTCGCCGCCGTGCTCGGCGCATTCTCCCCTCTCGATCTCCCTATGGCTGAGCTTGTGCCGGTAGGACCACCTTCCGTCGTTGCTTTTGCGGTGCTCCGCAATAATTTTCCCGTCCTCATTCACCCACTGATGGGTCCTCGCGGGAACCGACTTCACGGAGTGACTTTGCGGAGGGCACAGCTAGCATGTAGTCTCTTCAACGTGTGATCTCATTCTTTGCCGGGATGAGACAGGAGGCGGCTCCCTAGGGAGCCGCCTCCTGGTTTTACAGGGTCAGGAGAGCCTACTCCCCGGAGGAGGCAAGCCCCTGCTGGCGAACCCAGATACTGATCATGATCCGCCAGTCAGCCTCGGACATCAGCGCCGCGCAAGCTCGTTCTCCCAGCTCGGCGATAAGCCCGGGGTCCCGGGCCGGAGCCGCGTCACTCCTGGCTGCTGGCTGATCCGCCGTAGTGCTGTTGATCTGCCAGAGGTGTTCCGGGTCAGCCCGGGTCGTGATCACCGCCAGGTGAGGCAGCGGATCGGGCCACTCGTGAACCTCGTCGAAGATCACGAAGTTCGCGGCAGGCCCCGTGCTTCAGATCAGGCACCGGTCTTTGCGCCGCGCCGCGCCCGGGCGCCTGCCGGCTCCTGCTCTTCCTCTTCATCGCCGCTGGTTTCCTCGTCATCTCCGTCGTCTTCTCCGGCCAGGCCGAAGGCGATGAGGGCCTTGGCCGCCGCGCGCCCGGTGGGGGTGTCCTTCATCGCGGTCCTGCGGACGTTCGCCTCCAGGCTGGCGGCAATCGCCAGGCAGGCCTCCGGCTCGCGCCGCGGCGTCAGGTTCTGACCGGACAGGTCGGTGATCTGCACCACCGGGAGTTCATTGCCGGTCTTGGTGACTTCAGCCTTCAGTTCGACTTTCATCTTGCTCTCTTTCTTTTGCCGGGATAATCAGCCAGGGGTTTTCCGGGATATCTATTACCGTTCCCTGTATTGCTTCTTCGAGTCTCCGATCTCGCGGGTTACCACAGCGGGATCCTGTTCGCCGGGTCGGGATCATAGTTGCCGCCGACCGGGTGGACTTCCCAGACTTCGGCCGAAGCCCCGTCCTGGTCGCGGTGCTCGATCCGGCCGGTGCGGATAGCGAGCGCCGCCCGGTGCGACTCTTTGCGGTCGAGCGTCAACGGAGGCTCCTGGGGCCGATGATCCCAGCGTCCCTCCATGTCCCGGGGCATGAAGCCGGGCGGCACGCCGGGAGCAGCCCTCCAGACTATGAACAGGGGCCGGTCAGAAAGCTTAACCTCGGGCACCCTGCGGGGATATGAGAAGGGGGCGGCCGGTTCCTCTGGCCGCGAGGTTTTCCGCTTGGCCCGTCGCGGTTTATCCACCTGCTTTCCTCCTCTCCGCTATGACCAGGCACTGATCGTGCATCGTGAATAGGGCAGTTATCAGCGGGTTAGCGGTCGCCCCGTACAGGGCACGTTTCCCGGCCGCCTTGAATACCTCAGCCCATTCCTCCGGCGACATCGGGCGGTCGGCTGCGGGCTCAGGAGGACTGAATGCGGTAACAGTCCTCCCTCTGATCTCCAGGATGTAGTCGGTAATCCCTCGCTGCCTCAGTTTCTCCTGGGCGTCTTCCACGAAAAAGCCGAAGTCCATGTGCCCGGGAACCGTGTAAGTCGCCAGTACCTTGCGTTCCACTGGACTCTCCTAAGCCGGCCTGATGATAGTGACGTTAGCCGATGCCCGGGTGATCGCGGTGTAGAGCCAGCGGTGCGCGTCGGCGCGGAAGACCCGGGACTCGTCCATGACCAGGACGGATTCCCACTGGCTGCCCTGGGACTTGTGCGCGGTGATGGCATGTCCCCAGGTGGCGAAGACGTTGAGCTGGCGGGTATGGTACTCGGTCTGCTTGATCTTCTTCTCGCCGTCGAGGCCGCCGCGGAAGGGCGCCGACCAGCAGCGGATCTCGCGCTCGTTGCCCTCGTCATCGGTCACGGCCAGCTCAGTCACCCAGTCAGCATCAGCCTCCTTGCACTCGGTGACGGTGAACTGCTGGCCGTTGATCACCTGGAGGATCTTGTTGTTCTCCAGGACGATGATCTTATCCTCCGGCTCGGGCTTCCATCCCTTGCGCCCGAGGCCTTTCCTCATGCCCGCGCAGATGCGGGCGCGCGTGGCGTTCTTGCCGACGATGACCTGGTCGAATTCCGCGTACCGCCACGCGGACAGCAGCTTGTAGGCGCGGGAGTCCCCGTACTTGCCCGGCTTGATCGGCCTGCCCTGCCGCGCCATCGTAGCCAGGTCAATGATCGGGTCGCCGGCTTCCTGCCGGTAGATCTCGGTCAGGAAGCAGTCCGGGTCGAGGTCGAACGCCCCGGCTCCGCCGACCGGGGGAAGCTGGCCGGGATCGCCCAGGATCAGGACCCGGCATCCGAAGCCCAGCAGGTCCGCGGCCATTTCCTCGTCGACCATGCTGCATTCGTCGACCACCAGCAGCCTGGCGTCGCGGAGGGGGCTTTCCTCGTTCAGCAGGAATCCCGGCTGGCTGAGGTCTTCGGCCATCTTGTCCCGCTTCGCGATCTTCTTCGCATGGGCCTTGGTGAGCCTGAAGTCGTCGGACAGCTCGGCTTCGGCGATCTCCCTCTCCATCTCGCGCAGCTCGGCGCGGCCTTTCGCCTGGGGAATGTAGATCAGGCTGTGCAGGGTGCTGGCCGGGCAGCCCTTGCTCATCAGCACCTGGGCGGCCTTGCCGGTGTAGGCGGCGTAGAGAATGCCGTCCTCGCCGTGCGCCAGTCCGAACTGCGCCGGGAAATTCTTCGCCAGCGTGGTCTTTCCCGAGCCGGCATAGCCGTGAAGCCGGAACTGCTGCGGCCCGTGGACCGGGTCAGGGCCTCTGCCTGCCCACCAGTCGCTCATGCGGGCTGCCGCTTCTTCCTGCTGCGTCATCAGTCATCATTTCCTTTGCCGGGATTTACGTAAGAGCGTTTCTGGTTGTAACCGGTCCAGCCGTTCGGCTGAGGGTGAATCGCGCGGTACCTGCGCATCTCCTTTGCTTTCCAGTCGCGGCATTCCTGGCACCGGCACCTCTTGTACCAGCCGTACCGGGTTCCGTGAGTGAATTCTCTCATCTTACAAGCAGCCCTTGTAGCACAGCCTTCCGGTTTCCTTGCAGTGTTTTTCCCCGGAGAGGCACCCTTCGCAGGAAACGCAGTAGCATTCTTTTCCCGCTCCGGGCGCGATCCGGATCGCGCCGTGCTTAATCCTGGACAGGAATCGCACGCGGCTGCCGTGACGTTCGCCAGTCGAGAATGTAGCGGTCATCGTGAGCATCTGATTCGCCGTAAACATGATCGATGATCACGAATTCCTGGGCTGGCATGCCCGGAGGGTCGATCTGCACCTTGTTGCCGACCTTGAGGTCCGCTCCGGGCACCATCGCCCGCAGGTAAAGCCCCTTGACTTCCACTTCGCACCGCGTGACGGTGAAAGGCGTGCGGTTCAGCCCGACAGAAAGGCTCCCGAAAACCCTGGGCGCCTGCTCCGCTTCTATCTCTTGCCCCATGCTTCCTCCTCCTATACGAGATGAGACCTGAGTCTTATCAACTTGACATCTTTACGACTGCTTTTCCAGTTGTGGTCTGTCCACCACCCGGCCTTCTTGAAGCAATACCCAGGATTGTCGGATGCAATAAGTGATGGAGCTACCCAGGTAATCCACTCATCTCTCGGCTTGTCTGGCCATTTTTCAGACCAGAGTGACTGAGTAAACAACATTGCATCCTTGATGAGTACACTGGATATTAAGGGCTCGCTCTCATTCCGGAACATCGTGCATCGGTAGGAATCCATACCGTCTTTTGCCAGGTGAGCATATGGCCAATGAGAAACCCATAGAGCAAGATTGTCCTGACTCAGGAAGCACAGGAGTCTGCCAGGGGGGCCAACCATAACGCCTTGCTTGCCGAAGGCGATCCTGCTGTAGTGGTGATTAGCTAGTTCGACCGCCCTAGGATTACTTTTCTTGACCTTGTACCAGAAGTCACTCTGGATAAATTCTATCTCTTGCCCCATGCTTCCTCCCTGAGTGTCTCGCTCTTCTTTGCGCGGCGGAAGAAATGCACCATGTGACGCTGCGCGTCACGGGCGTGTTCCTTGCCGCCTTTCCTGATGTAGAGATCCCAGTCCTTGAGCCGCTGGTTGGTGACTGCTTCCTTTGCTCCTGCCGGGGTCTGGTAGAAGATCGGGATGCTGAAGCTCGCGCGGCGAACCTCTTCCTTGATGAGGGCGTTGATCCGCTCTGGCGACAGGAGATCAGGGCCGCGGATAAACTTGCGGAGCCCGAATTGCTCGGTGACCAGGGGAATCCGGTCGCAGTGATTAAGCTCCGACATCTGGTAGCAGACATTCACGATGTTCCAGGCGTGGAGGCCTTCCTCAGCGTCGTCGAACTCGTCGTAGAAAAGGATCTCGATCCCCTGGTAAGGCATGTCCCCGAAGATGGTCTCCTCGGGCACAGCCCCGGCGCACACTCCCGAGGTTCCTCCAGGATCAGCCCCGACGACAATGAGCTTGCTCATGCCGGGAAATCCAGTTCTACGACAACCTTTCCCTTGCAAGGCCGGGTGACATGAGCTGAGCCTCCGGGACCTATTTTGTCCCGGAGAATAATTTCATATCCCTTCAGGTTATTGGTGTCCTTCAGGTACCAGAGCATTGTCTCGGTGATTGCCCCGGAAGGATCAGGATGGTCTGCCAATTTGTTCTGAGGAGTTGCTGACGACCTGATGAATTCCGTTTCGGCCACAGCCCAGGCGATGGAGTCCTGCTGGTACTCGGAAGCCAGCTCGGCGAATCTTCCCCTGAGGTACTTCGCGTCCTTATCGGCATTCAGGCCAAGCTCGAAGCAAAAGCACATGTTCTGGTAAGGCTGCATCGGAAGAGATGCCCAGACTCCGTGGATCTGGCTGGCTATCGCCCGGACTTCTTCATGGACTTCCCGGGTGAAGTCTGACCATCTCTGCTGAGTCAGCTTGTCATCAGAGTTTCCGATGCTCACGTAAATGATCATGCTGCTTCCTTCTCCGCGACGTAGTTAACGAGCCGCATTGCCACTGCGATGTATTCGGGGGACGGGTCCTTGCGGATTTCCTGGCCGGGAACGTAGACCGCCCAGAGTTCGTTCTGCATCTTCCTGGGAATCATCCGCCAGTGCCGGGCACACATGAAAAACTTCGGAGCTACCGGCCTCTTGCACTTCCGGGCATGGCAGTGATGAGGAGGGCTATTCGTCGATGCCCTCGCTGCGCTCGGCGCTGACATATCTCACCAGCCCTGAATCGAGGGGGATGAGGGTGAAACTCTCCGGGTCCAGCGGATCGGTAAGAGCGAGGATGGTCTCCCCCTTGATGCTGAGGATGACCTCGGGCCAGGCCGCAGGTGTCTTCTGCTCTTTCCAGTGAACAGTGACATCACTGATGACGGGCTCTTCCGGGCTCTGGCCGGCCGCCGTGCTCATGCGAACCGGCCGGGGGCAACCGGAGCATAAGCAGGGAAGCTGTCTTCTCTCAGGTCGTATTTCGGATCGTCGAGCTTTGAGCAGAGGCTGCTTCCGCATTCCCTGGGGCACACGCACTTAGCGCTGGCCTGCACCGAATGCGGACTGCACTTGAGGCAGTCGAACCTGACCCGGCATGGCACGGGAGCCTGCCCTTGGGGATAGAGGACCCGGAAGCACCGCATCCCGCAATTACGGCAGTGGAACCCGTTCCTGACAGTCCATTCCAGGCCTCTGATCCCGAGTTCGGCGAAGCAGCAATCAGAAATAGCTACTTCTGCCTGCGGATCGAGGATTGCCGTGGCCGCGTCGAGGGCATCGGTAACGCGAGTGCTCTTCGGGAGGTCATCTCCGAAGACTACCTTCTTAAGTTCTTCGGCTGTCGGATGAGATATCTTCTGCCCGGCGGGATGATTCCGGACGGCGACTGCGATTCTCGTGCCGATGATCCTCGATCCCACCCTGATGGCGCGGCTGATCAGAAGCGCTGATGCCAGCATGACGAGCGAAAGGAGAATCGATACTGCTGCCAGGGAGAATTCTATCTCGTTGAATATGTCCTTCATTTCCTGTCCTTTGCCGGGATAGCATTAAGTGCTCATATTATTAAGTGACGTTCCCTGACCAGATAAGTCTCTTCGTGAATGCTCCTTTCTCCTCTGCCTTTTCGAGCTGGGCTCTCTGCAAGTCAGTCCAGGTGGCTCCCTGGTAAGCAGCCAGCGCCCTGACGACTTCGAGAATGTCAGCCAGCTCCTCCAGCCTCTCCAGATCATCGGTCGAAGACAGGTATTCCTCTGTCTCTTCCAGAAGTTTCTTCCTGAGGAAGGTGCGGTATTCGGCGTGCTCAGCCGTATGTATCACCGGTAGCTGTCCTGACGCCCGGATGATCTCCGGGATATTGTCTCTTACCAGTTTCTGATTCATCCTGCTATCACCACCATTCGTAGTCTCCTCGTCTTGTTCTTTTCCTGCCGCCAGGGGGCTTGTCTATCTCCCTGGCTGCCCGGCGCGCTATGGCAGCGCCTTTCTTGTCTCCGTTTCTTTCCCTGATCTTTGCCACCTGTCTCCAGGTATCCCGGATATCCCGGCGGCTTACCCAGTTTCTAGCCATCGGCGATTACCCACATGCGGTCGACGCGGATGGCGGCGCCGAAGCCGCGGACGGCGCGGCCGGTAATCAGGATGCCGTCGCTGCCGGGCACTATTTCCGCGACCTGGCGGGCGAACTTGCGGTACTGGAACCGGCCGATGCGCAGGTAGACCTCTCCGGCGCCGTCGTCGTAGCACTTGAGGGTGACGCTGCGGGTCAGGTGCGGTGACTTGATCCCGGTCATGTCCGGGTTCCCGGCCGCCCTCTCGTCTTCGGCCAGGTCCCTGTACGCCACGTCACGGATCAGCCCGCACCAGGTGACCTTCTTCCTGTCCTCGATCGCAAGGAGGCTCTGGCTGTCGCAGTCAGGCAGAGGAAGCTTCTGGCTTACGACGATGGCCTTCCGGACGCTGGCAATAAACCGCCCGGCCTTGTGAATCCCGAAAGGATCGTCGCTGTTCGCGAACTCCTGCATTTTCCGGACGGTTACCTGGCCGACTCCCTTGACCCTCAGCAGGTCACCCCAGCTTTCGAATGGCTGCCGGTCGTGCTCGTCGCACAGGGCGTGAGACATTACCGAGCCGATGCCGGGAACCTGGATGAACCCGGGAGTGATCACGTCGCCGCGGAGGTGCCAGGTGATATGGCCGCAGTCATACCTGGGCTTGCCGATCCGGAACCCGTGCGCCTCGGCGTCCCTGATCAGCAGCGCGACTCGCTCCTTGTCATCAGACGGATGGCATTTCTGCAAGCTGGCGGTAAAGAACTCGATCGGGTAATGCTGCTTCAGGTACATGCACCAGAGCGCGAGCTTGGCATAACTGACCGAGTGCGCGGTATTGAATGCGTAAGCGCTGGCCTTGGACATCGAGTGCCAGATCTTCAGCGCTTCTTCGCGCCGGATCTTGTGAATCTTCTCCGCGCCCTTGGCGAACGGCTCGAAGAAAGAATTGAACTGAGATTCTCCCAGTTTCTTGGCGACAATCTTCCGGATCTTGTTGGCCTGATCGAAGCTGAGCCCGCCGACCTGCATGGCCACCAGGATGATCTGCTCCTGGTAGATGATGACGCCTCGGGTGCCTGCTGTGATCTCCTGCATGGGCACGGGCATCTTACGGCGGGATTCCCGGTCATTCGCCACGTACCTGGGCGCCTCATTCAGGGCACCCGGACGTGACAAAGCTACAATGTCGGCTAGCTCCATGAAAGTACGAGGCTGGACAGCCAGTGAAATTCCCCGGGTTGCCCGGCCGTCGAACTGGAATATCCCGGTCACGTCATCCGAGCGGAAACCCTCCATTGACTTCTTGTCCGTATCCGGGACCGCATAAAGGTCGGTCAGCTCGATGCCGGCCAGGTGGCAGGCATGAGCAATCATTCCCATGGTGGTCAGGCCCAGGAAATCAGCCTTCAGCAGGCCCAGGTACTCAGCGTCGTACTTATCCAGGCTCAGCACCCGAAGGTTTCTCTTGCGGTCACCCGTGCCGGAGGAGACGCTGTAGAGCGCCGCGCACGCCGTCAGGGGCTGAGTGGAGATAATGAGCCCGGCCGCGTGGACAGAAGGCGATTTCATCTGGCCTTCGAGGCGGAGAGCGTCAGCCAGGTCAGGGAAACGCTCGAAAGCATCCTGCACCTGGGGGAAGAGGCCGATGGTGTCTTCCAGCGTATTCCAGCGGCGGTCGTCCCCGTCCCCCCGGTCGACTACCAGGTCAGCAACAGCCTGCGTGATCCCGCGGCCGATCGAGTGAGCTGATCCGATGGCCTGGAGAGCTGCCCGGCCGCCGAACCGGACATGGTTGGCCACGTTGCCGACGTTTACCTGGCCGTACTTGTTCTCCAGGTACACCCTGACCTCGTCGCGCCGTTCATCGTCGAAGTCCAGGTCGATATCGGGAATGTCCGATCGGTTCGGATCGAGAAACCGTTCGAGCATCATGGCCGGGTATTCAATCGGATCGATCTCAGTGATCCAGAGGACATAGCAGACCAGGGAAGCGGCAGCAGAGCCGCGGGCCGGTCCAACTGCTATTTTCTGGCGCTTGGCCCAGCGAACTGCATCACTCGTGATCAGGAAGAAATTAGTGAAGCCCTTCTCCCTGATCATTTTCATCTCACGGGCAATGCGCCTGAAATGCTTCTTGCTGACTGCTCCTCTTTTCTCCATTCCCTGCTGGACCCAGAATTTGAGGAGCCTGTAAGAATCATCTGCCAGGGAATCTATCAGGTCCATGGATTCCAGTCCTCCTCAGTCGCAGGGAATTTCAGGGGAGGAGCTTTCGGCAAGCGCACGTTGCAGCGCTCGGCTAGTTCAAGCGTGTTATCGATTGCCTCCTGTGCAGCATCCGGCGACAAGCCTGTCTTGTAGAGAGACATGAACAACTCATCCCTGGTTTCCGGATACGTCAGGCGCACATCGTATTCCCAGGTCTGCTCCTGGCGGTCAGTAGTTACCCCGCCGCGCCCGGTGGCGTGGAGAAGGACTTGCATGGCGTTGTTATCGGGATACGGGTAATGCACGTCCCGGGTCGCTATGAGCGGGATTCCAAGTCGCCGAGCCAGAAATTCGTAGCAGGGATTGATTGCGCGGGTCTTGTCCAGATCAGGGAAAGCCTGAACCTCCAGAAAGTACCGATCTCCGAATAGATCACGGAACTGTCCGGCAGTTTCCTCGGCAGCACGAAGATCAGGCGCGTGATCTTCGCGTCCCTTGCCGCCCACGAGATCGCAAGCGAGCTTACTTCCAGTGCAGCCGGAGAGCACAGCAATCCCGTCTGAGTGATCCGCGAGCGAGCGCCCGGAAATTGTCGCTTCATAGTAGAAATCCTCTCCCCAGGATTGAGTCACCATTTCCATCAGGTTCGAGTAGCCGACCTGATCCATCGCCAGCAAGCCCAGGTGCCAGCGCGGCTTGATCTTGTCCGCAATGAAATCACCGGGCGCCGTGTATGCTTCGAGCCCGTAAATCGGCTTGATCCCTGCCTTGTCGCACGCCTGCTCCAGCCGGGCGTGCGAGGAGACATTCCCGTGCTCGGTCAGGGCCAGCGAATTCATGCCAAGCTCAGCGGCTCTCGCCACGTGGGCGTCAGGCATGGCATAGCCGTCAAGGTAAGAGAAAGTGGAATGGGTATGCAGGCTTGCCCACCAGCCGTCAGCCATTGCTTCTCCCTGAGCTGTCGGGCATCGTTCCCCTTGACCCGTCAGGCCGCAGGAAAGCGGTCTTTCCGCATACGACCGCTGAAATGAACTTGCACTTGAGGCAGCGGATCCACGGGCATGTCCGCTTATCCGGGCAATGCCTGCGGACAGTCCTCGACTGGCAGCCGAAGCAATGGTCGGGGATCTTCATCAGTGGCGCGCGAATCTGACCGGGCACGGTGACTGAGGAGGGGTCTTCTCTGCTTCGTAGCTGGCGTCGCACTTGGCTTTGTCACAGGAGATTGTCCCTTGTATTTCCTTGCCCCACTGGTGGCGCCGGGAGCCTTTGCGATTGCGTCTTTTGCCGGGACGAGTATTGCGGGGCACGTTCTAAAATCCTTTCAGCAATTCAGCGAATGACTTGATGATGCGAGGGAAATCGGCTCGGGCTTCGGCGTCCCTCAATGCGGCGGAAGGATGCCAGCAGATCATCACGCGGGGAGCGTCAGGGTGTTCCTCGTCGGTGATTACCTCTCCTGCTTTCCGCGCGATCGGGACTGCCTGGCCGAATATCGCCTTGGCCGCCGTCTTCCCGTACGCCAGGACGGCGATCGGCTTCCCGGAATCCCTGGTGACAAGGCCAAGCTCGGTCATCAGGTAATTCCGGGAGCACATGATCTCATCGTGATCAGGCGTCCGGTTCTTTCTCGGCCGGTATTTCACCGCGTTAGTAATCCAAAGAGTCCAGGGATCGATTCCCGCCTCATTCAGGTGACGCCGGAGGAACTGACCGGAAATGCCGACGAAAGGACTGCCCAGGGCGTCCTCCTGTGCTCCGGGCGCCTCTCCGACTATGACTCCCCGAGGGGGAACATTGCCTGTGCCGTGAACCAGGGAGGGCTTCCGCATCCCGTATTCCTTGATGAGATCCTGGAGCGCTGGCTCATTGCCGTAGTTCTCGTAGATCTTCTCAAGCGCTTTCGTGAACATGCCCGAGCCCCTCCTCTTTCTCGTGCAGCCTCCGGTGATAAGCGCGGTACACGATCTCGACGGCCTTCGAGATCGTTCCGGGAAGCCGGGTCTGCCCGGCCAGGTGCTCGTGATGACGCCTGGTGAAATGCCTGGCGAAAGCCCTGGAGTCCATCTCTTCGGCAGAGATTACCGTGACTATTTCTTCGTCTTCATTTCCTTTTCCGTCCACGATTCCTCCGGGGAAGCAGATAGCGGTGAGAAGAAGCCGGATCCCGAACGCCATCTGATCCGGGAAAACGCCGTTGCCGATGAGCTTCAGGTGATCAGTCCGGGTAAGCCCGGGGACATCGGTTACCCATCCGGCGGGCAGCCCCATCATCCATTCCGGAAAGCGAGCGGCCAGCCTGGGCTTTCCTCCCCTGCCTGGCTCAACAGGAGCCGGGTAATCACCGAATATGGCCGCCCACCGGTCGACAGCAGCCTGGTATTTTCCCCAGCCTTTCCCCTCGATCGTCATTACTCCCGGAAGAATGCCCGGCATCAGCGGCGTGACGGAGAGATGCTCGACCTGGTCGGCAAGCGTCGGCCCGTGACCGCCCGCGCGGCGCTTGTCCGGTGGCTGGCTGCCTCCGTTGATGGCGAGCTGAGCAGTCGGGGTAACCAGGAGATCCTGACGCTTCTCGGTCAGCCTGGCGCCGGGGAGGAGGCCCAGGACGGCTCCGGTGAGCATGGTGTCGCCGCGGGTGCGGTGCTGGTTCGGTGATCCGTGGCGGGCCTCGCCCGCCACGATGGTAGGCAGGAGATCGGTGATGACCTCGGGCAGGGGCTTATCGGAACCGGTGCGGATCCGGCCGTCCGATCTCGGACGGCCGATGGGCTTAGTCGGCCCTTTCCAGTCCCGCCGGGTCGGGGTCGGAAGGCCATGCGAGGATGACGACGCGCTCCCTTTTGTGCGGGGCACCCCGGTCGGAAGCTCGTACGCAATCCCACTGCGCGTCATACCCGATGCCGGCCAGGTCCCCGAGTACAGCACCGAGTGCCCGCACGGTCCTGTCCGGGTCGTTTCCCATGCAGCCTCGGCAGTACTCCAGGCCGCTATCCGCTTTAGCACTGGTCAGCCCTCTGACATTCTCGATGACAACTAGGTCGGGACGCAGAACCTTGATGGCCCGGAAGAAGTATCTCCAGACACTGGATTTCTTTCCGGACAGCCCGGTCCTGTCCCCGGCGCAGGAAACGTTCTGGCAGGAGAACCCGCCGCACAGGATGTCCGGGCGCTCGATGTTTTTCCACCGGACCTGAGAGATATCCCCGAGATTAGGGATGCCGGGGAAATGGTGCTCAAGCAGCACGGACGCAGCGGGATCATTGTCCGCGATCCAGATAAGGTCGCCGCCGAAAACCTCCTGGACAGCCATGTCCAGGGCGCCTGTGCCGGTGCACACGGAGGCAATCGTCATCAGGTCTCTATCCTTTGCCGGGATAAGTGAAAAGGCGGCTCCCTCCCCGCGAGATGGCGGGTTAGCGGGGAGGGAGCCAGGTGCGGCCGGCGCGGTCCGTCAAAGCGTCGCCTCCGGCCGCCGTGCGGCCAGGGATACGGGCCGGGGAGAGGTTGCAGCGGTGGCATCCGGGCACGGGGATGCCCGGCTTGCTGCTGCTCTCTTTCAGGCGCCCCTGCCCGTATCCCCGGGGCTCAGGAGTCAGAAATCCTTGTCGTCCGAGTCGTCATCGTCGTCAGGCTCGTCAGCCTCATCGGCGGGCAGCCACTTGGAAACCTCGTTGCGGATTTCGCCTTCGTACTTGCTGCGGCTGGCCAGGACGCGGCACGCGGCATCCTCGCCAGGCTTGAACTTGGCGATCTTGTTGACCGGGTTGCCGTTGTTCTCCTCCTCATCCCCGATGTCGATCTTCTTCTGGATGTCCTTGAGGGTGATCCCGAAGGCGGCCAGGTAGGGATCCCAGTGGAATCTGGCCTTGGGAGTGAACGTGACCCGGTCGAATAGCGGCATGCCGTTGAACTTGGCCTTGTCCCCGGCGTTGCCTTCCGCGATGAAGAGGTTCACCAGCATGAGGTTGCCGGCGGTGGAGCGGGAAGTCCAGACCTTCTTCAGGTGGCCGGCGAGGATGGTGTTCTTGGGAGCGACCGGCCCGTCGTACTTGACGTAATCTTCGCTGACCTCAGCCTCGTCGAGTTCATCCATGTTGAAAACATCGTCGTCTAGCTGGAGCTTTGCCATGTGACCTTTCCTGTTCTTTTCCTTTGCCGGGATTATCTGATGCTACTTCTGCGGGGCGCGCTTCTCCTCGATCGCCTTGATGATGCGCTCCATTACCCTGTAATCGCCGTCTTTTACGTTGATGTAGCGGGGGAGAGCCTGGAACCTGTCCTTAGCCCAGATCGGAGGGACAATTTCCGTCGTGAGCCTGCGCCTTGTCGGCGTGTCCTTGTTCTCCTGGGGAATGGCGGCCAGGTGCAGGCAGACATCGAACTGGGCCATCACGTAGGCGGCTACCTCATGGGCTTTTCCCCGGCCGCCGAGCAAAGCAGGCCAGGTCCAGTCTTCTCCTTCCGCGTCCTCGTGCTCCATGGTCTGCGCGACCATGATGGTATTGTAAGGAGCCTCGATCATGCGATCGATGAACCTCTTGAATTTGTTCTGCCATTCCTGGTGATCCTGGATAGCAGGGATATCCAGGCTGCGGGACTCATTCTCGTCATGGGCGAGCCCGAGAATGTCCCTGAGCATCAGGATCTGCATTTTGCTGATCGAGTCGGGAATCAGCCAGTCGCCTTTGCCGAGATCCCTGTCTGCTGTTTCCAGGCCTGAAAGGACGTGCGCCCAGGTCGGCGTGCGCATGATGCCGGCGTTGCTGCCGACTACCTTGGCTGAGACAGCTCCGGCCTCAGTGGAAAGGAACGTGGCCCTGGGCGCGGACGCGGCGGTAACCGTCTTCCCGGTGCCGCTGTCGCCGATCAGCAGGATGTTAACTGACTCATCGAAATCAGCCAGATCCTCAATCCTGACGACGGGCAGCACCCTGTCTGTCCCGCGAGCCCGCGGCGCATCATCATCGGCTTTCCGGGACTTGCGCCCCGCGGCTAGCGTTGCGGCCATTCATTCCTTTCTGCTGGCTAGCCAGCCACTTGCTGACGCTGATATCCGTCAGAGATGAGACGAGGGTTTTGGTCAGCGAGCCAGCCAGGAACCACCACAGCGGATCAAGACCTTTCAGCAAGATGGTTCTCCTAGTCAGCCGAAGCGGTTTTCTTGTCCTGGTAAGCATACGGGTCACGTCTGACAAACATCGCGTCAGCGAACTCGGTCCAGGCACCATCGGGAGAGGGGTCGTCGTCGTTGAGCTTGCACAGGTCGAAGAAATCGCAGTAGGTGCATTCACGCGTGCGGTTTTTCCAGAGGGGAAGTTCGCCGTTGCGCTGCGCGAGCATTATTTCTGCTTCGTTCTGGATATTGGAGAGAATCGACCGGCGCTCTCCGCGTGATCTCTCGACAGGTTCGCGCACGAAGAAAGGCGCAGGCTGCCGCTTGCTTACGGTTCCGTTCTGGTTCAGGTACGCGCCGCCGGGCGATCTCGGCCGGGTGTCCGGCATCCCTTTGCGCAGGAAGTTGTAGAGGATGCCGGAGATCTTGTCTTTCTTCCCCAGGATTCCCATCTGCCTGAGAAGGTACTCCGCAAAGAGCGAATATGATCCGGCCTGCTCATCGTGAGGAAGATGTGCAGTTACGATCCGGGCAGCGCTCTTGTGCTCCAGGAGAAGAAGTTCTCCTTCCCAGTAGAGCACTCCGTCGAAGACGAAACTGTAAAGAGCCAGCGGCTCGCTCGCATCGGAATCTGCCTGCGAGACAAGTACTTCGCCGAATTGCTCAGTTGCGACGATATCCAGCTTCTCGTCCCGGCCGTAGGTCTTGTAGTAGGAGAGCAGCATGGCTTCTCCCAGTTCCCCGGCGCCGACGAAGATGTCATCGTCGAAGTCGTCGGTGACTGAGGAGCGGATCCATGAGTCTCTTTCGTCTCCGATCCACCTGGCGAACGCCACGTCGGGCCTCAGCCCGCGTCTCTTGCCCTCGCCGTACCACTGCGCCAGGACTTCATGCACTCCGGTCCCGAACCACCGTGCCCCTCTGTCGGGCGTCCGCGGCGTCCAGCCTTCCCGGTAGTTCCACCACCACTGCTGCGGGCACCGCGCCCAGGAGATGCGCTCGCTGGTCGTCAGCCGGGGGATCAGGGGCTCGCTCAAATCAGGGTCCTTCAGGAATGGGAGGGCTAGCCGGGCAGTACTCCGATGGTTACTGCCCGGCTGGCGTCGTAGCGGCGGCTTAGTAGGGAGCTGGCTTGCCAGTGCGGCGAGGCTTGGCCGCAGATGCAGCCGGCTTCGCAGCCGGAGCAGGAGAGCCCTTGGCCTTCTTAACCGGAGGAGCCGCCTGCTCCTCTTCCTCATCTTCGTCGTCGTCCTCGTCGGGCTCATCGAGCACGGCGGCCGACTTGCCGCTGGGAACCTCGGTCTCGTCGTCGTCCTCGTCGTCGTCGGGCTCATCGTCCGGATCGGGATCGGGATCAGCATCCCGCTCCGGCGCGGAAGCCGGCTGGCGCCTGGTGCGCGGGGCCGGAGCGGGAGCGGAGGCAGTGGTGCTGTCGGCCTCGTCTTCGCCGGCGTCGGTATCGGCGTCAGTCTCTCCGGATCCCTTCTGCTCCCTAGCCTCCGATCGCGCCCACTTGGCCTCTTCCTTGGCCTTGGCATCCCTGATCGCGATGTTGATGGCCCTGCGCCTGGCGGAGGCCCGCCTGCGCTCGGGAAGTTCGGAGAACGACTTGCGCAGAAGGCAAGCGAGGGAGACAGCAGCAATGTCAACCTTCGCCCCCGTCTCCTGCTCGATGAAGGCGTGAAGGTCAACAGCGAACTTCGTGGGTGGCTTCTTCACCAGATGCACACGAGGAGCATCCGGGTTAATTACGCGGGCCATGGCCCTCCTTTGCCGGGATTATTTCAGGGGTAGCTGATCGTAGCATCTTACCCCGTACTGCGCACCTTAGCCGGAATCATTCTCTTGCGGATATCAATGCCGCGCGCTCCGTCCAGGCGGTCTTTCACCCGGCCTTCTCTCGCGCCTGTCCGGCGTGCTATCTCTTCCTCGATCGTGCCCAGTGACCGGAGGTAGTAGACAGTGAGCCCGGTCGCATTTCCTACCCGGTGCCCGCGGTCTTCCATCTGCTCCTGCTCATCAGGAACATTCGTCTCATCCACCATCACCATGTAGTTTGCAGCAGAAAGATTTATGCTTTCTCCCCCAGCCAGGGTATTTACCAGGATCAGGTTATGCTTCGGGCTCTCCTGGAAAAAGTCCTGTACTTTTACCCGCCAGCCGGGAGAAGTTTGCCCGGTGAGCGCCAGCGTGAAGGGGAGGTCTCCTCTAAGTTCCTCAGCAAGGAGGTTTATCAGCTTCGTAAACTGGCTTGCGATAATTACCTTGGCGCTTCCGTCAAGTTCATCGAGGAAGTCTTTTATCCAGTTGAGCTTGTTTGAGGGGAGAACAGGGAAAAACTCATCGCCGGAGAGCCTTCCGAAAGAACTCGCGAACTGGCGCAGGCGCGTGACCTCTGCCAGCACTGATGCGGTGGTGAGCCGGCCGCCCAGGATCTCGGCGTCGCCGTTGGCCTGCATGGTGTCGTAGGCGGCCTGCTGCTCTGGCGTCATCTCCAGCCACACGCCAAACGGGCTTGAAGGATCAGAGGGATCGAGGAGGCTGCCGGCGTACTCCTTCTCCGGCATGTCCGGAGCGACCTCTTTCTTAGTGCGGCGTATCGTCCAGCGCCGCTGCTCCCGGTCGAACGCCTTCGGCCTGATCAGCTCGCCGATCACGCGCTCTCCGTAGTTGCCGTCCGCCATCTCGAAGTAGGTCTCCAGCCAGCGCCACCGGGAGGAGAAGAAGTCAGGCCGGAGCCAGTTCAATGTCCCCCAGGCTTGCGTCCGGTCTCCTCGCCACGGCGTGCCGGAGAGGGCGAGCGCCATCGTGTCCGGGCGCCGCGGGAGCTTCATCATCCCGTTGCGCACCTGGGCGGCCAGCAGGCTCCTGTCTCCGAGCCCGGCCAGCACCCGGTGTGACTCGTCGAGCACGATGGCGTCAAACGGCGGCAGCCCGAACAGCTCGGGCCACGCCGGCTTGGCTTCGTACTTCGGCCGCTTGCCATCGGGGTGGCTGTCGCAGTGCTTCTTGCACTGCGCGGCGCTCCTGCCGTTCTGGCAGACCTTGGCGATCCTGGCCATCTCGCTGTTGAGCACGAGGAATTTCATCCATGAGGATGGCTGCCAGCCGCAGGGAAGAGCACTGTCCGCTTTCACGGCAAGCCCGAAGGCCTGGATAGCCGACGCGCGCCGGTCATGCTCCCCGTCCGCAACGTAAACGGTTGCCATCTCGCCAAGCCACCGGTAGATTTCGCGCTCCCAGACGGTTGTCAGCGCGGTCTTGCGGGCAAAGACCAGGATCGTCCTGGCGTTCCCCTCGACCAGGGCGGAGAGCGTTTCCAGGGTCTTGCCGACGCCGGGCTGATCAGCGATGAGCACCTGGCGGCTGAGGGAGGCGAACAGCGCGGCGGTCGCCTGCATCGGCCGGTTCTCCATCGCTTCCCACAGGACAGGCGCGTACGCATAAGTGCGAGCCAGGAGAGCCAGGCAGGCTTCCGGCTCGGTCTCCCTGATCTTCGCGAGCGTTCTTTCAAGATCCTGCTCGCGCCGACCCCAGTCAGCCAGTTCCTGGCCGAAGGTGACATTTTCCCTGCCGAAGACGCGCCTCAGCCCGCGCGCCGTGTCCATGGTGAGCGGGTAAGCCCAGCCCAGGAACTTGTCCCGGCCGGTTCCACGCTTGAAGCGCGGCGTGGCGCCCGGCACTTTCTTCGCGAGTACAGCGCCCTCTCCCTCGGCATAGGGGATCTGCGCGAGTATCCTGTCCTTGCCGAACCGCTCAGCGGTAACTTTCATCCTGAGACCTCGCGGATATCGTCTAGCTCATAGGCGATGTCAATAAGCTTATCCAGGTTTTCTTCAGCCTCTTCTTCGTCGGCGGCTTCGACCTTGAAGGATATGGTTATGTCGAACCAGGGCATTAGTCGCGCGTCCCGGAGATTGCGGCCTTGGCCATGTCGCTCAGGATCAGGTCATAGGCAGCATTCATGTCTATCTTGTCGATCTGACTGGTTGGCCAAGTAGACCCGATTGTCAGGATGTAAGGACCGAACTTGACCGGGTGAAAATGATATCTCCAAGTGACCGCTCGTTTCCCGTGGGCGGGATTCTTGTAGGCCATCCCGTTCTTCAGTTCAGCTTCCTTGACGCGGGCGCTTCCGCCGCGCAAGGGTCCGTCGACGTAGACCGGATGAACCCATGCTATTTTCTTCCCCATCTTCTTCTCCTTCGTTAATTGTATCCAGGATAAAAGACGCCATCTCCCACCGGCCGTCCCCGTAGTCAGAGTGAATGGTACTGAATATATGGTCAGCGCGGGGTCTCAAGGATGTCTAGTTTCGCCTGCGCTACGGCAAGCTTTTCCCGGGTAGCGTCTAGCTTCTTTTGCAAAGAGATTGCCCTGGCTATTCCCATGCCCATGCTTCCGGGTCTTCCGCCACGCGGGCTTCAGCCAGGTGCTCTGCCGCAATGCTGACGATATTTTTCGCCTGCATTACCAGGTGATCGGGGAAATAACCGGCGGCATGCAGGCGGCTGATGCGCGCCTGACGGGTGCAGGGAGGGATGTACTCTCCTACATCCTGCATTCTGGAGAGAGCGTCAAAGGAAAGGCTGCCGTCTTCGAGGCGCCAGATGACGAGCTTGAGCTGCGGCCAGACCGGGTGAATTCCCTGGCCCAGGTAAAGCCCCTTCTGCCCTCCCTTGCCGATCAGGTCTCCGGGGAGCAGGCATTCTACAGTTGCCATTGGTGCGTCTCTTCCTTTGCCGGGATGAGCATCCTTGCCGGGATGTTTAGGGGGAGGGGCACCGCCCCGGGCTGGGGGGTAGGGCAGTGCCCCTCGTACTGGACAGCGGAACCGGTTTGCTCCCCCTCTAACCGGGTGTTCCTCGCCGCGCTTGCCCGCGGCGCCGGGGGTCGGCCGTCCAGCAGTTCTTTCAGCCGCCGTGGTCGAGCGTGGCGGCGATCTCTTTGCGAATTGATTTCTTAGCCGCGCTGACCTCCGCTGAGGCTGTCTTCAGGAACAAGAGCGCCGTGGAGGTATTGTCCTCGCTGATGCAGATAATGGCTGCCGACAGGTCTCCGATGGCGGAGGCAGCATGGCGGATAGAATCAGTCATGTCTTCGTTACTGCTTCCAGGGCGCGGCGCTGGAAGTCAGGGCCGGCTATCGAGCCGAGTTCCGAGAGAGCCTGAATCCAGTTGACAAAGGACACTGCTCTCCATGGAGCGGCGATGAAGACCCCCCGGATGCGCTGGTTCGTGACAAGGATGAAGCCTCTTCTGGCTGCGCTCAGAGGGCCTTCTCCGGGCCATTCGTCCCTGTGTTCCGCATTGCCGAGATCTACCCAGCAACTGAAGCCTTGTTTCCCGAGCCATTCGGAGACGGCCATCGGGTCTTCCTCCGTCCAGACGGACACCGGAAGAAGGCTCCTCAGGAGGGCGAGAGCGGCGAGGGCGCCCTCGACTGACTCTCCTTCGTGACGCACAGTGTCCAGGTCGATTTGCACCGCCTCGATCCGTGCTGGCGCTTCTGCCATTTCCCCACCCCTTTGAGCCCTATCGAATGTTCCGCTCCCTGAGCGCCGTCCGGGACGACTGTACTCAGGAGGCACTCGTGAGTCTAGCCTTTGGTAGCAGTCCTGGTAGCAGTACCCGCTCGTGCGGTGGCGTTCCGGAGAGTACGCGGGTATGCTCTGACCTGCGTATCCGTACGAACGGGTACCCCGCCGTATGTTGCGCCGGTTCACTCGTAATGAACAGGTCGTCGGTTCGATTCCGACAGGCGGCTCCACGCTTGACCAGCGCAAACTCCGCTTTGAAGATCACCAGAAAATTTCTTTGGTAGCAGTTTCGGTAGCAGTTGCATCCGAAGCTGGTTCCCGGCGCTTCGTAAGGCGCCGCTCATGACACGGCGTTTCGTGACGGCAGAGCCATCCGCCGTTCGCCTGGTAGCAGTCCCTCGGGTCCTGCATCTCATCGCACCACCAGCAGAGGACCGGCTCCAGGGCTCCCTCCTGATGAATCCGGCGGTACTCCCTGGCATGGAACTCTGCGTTGCGGAACCACTCCCGTCTGTAGATCCCCCTGGCTATCCCGCGTTTGATCCCCTCCTGGATCTCGCTGAGCAGTCCCTGCTCCCACTCGGCCGCCAGGTCGGCTGCCTTGTATCGCTCCTCGGTAGCCTGAGCAGCGAGCAATGTCGCCTTCTCCGGATCAACCGGCTCGCTGACAGGCGTCCCGGTGGATTTGTAATCCCGGAAGTCCCCGGTGTCGGGGTCAATGTCGAAGAGGCTCATGAAGTTTCCTCCCAATCTTCCTTCCACGTGGCGGCAAGAACCGGGACGGATGTCATTGACCGGAGGCACTGATCGAGGTTGCTTATCAGGAAGCCAGTTACGCCGGGCGCATGATAATAGCCCCTGATGAAACTTTCCCAGGTAATTGGCTGAGGGACATATCGCGTCATCTTGAGTCCATGGACGCGCTTCCAGATGATATTCACCTGGCTCATGTCCGGGCAGACGATGTGGCTGAAGTCCTTAGCTGCCAGGTAGATCAGCCATTCAATATTGTCGTCATCACTGTCGTGTCGGATAAGTTGAGTTTTTCTTCTGGTGAGGGCGAGATGATAAATGTCAGTCATGAGATCTTCCACTGCTCCTTGAAATCGGCATGATCGCTGTAGACGTTCGCGTCGGCCAGGACAGCGCCGTAGCAGGCATCCCGGTAGCCTCGCACTGAGTTGTTCTCGTTCATGGTCGCATGCTGAAGTGCGCTCTCTGCCATGCGCCACTGATCTAGGCGCCTGCGCTTGGCGTCAATCTCACGGGAACTCCGGGAAGGAGAAAGAGTTCGTGAGTAATAGTATGTGGCTTCGGGGAGGTCCTGCCATTCCGGGAGAACATCCTCATCATCCCATTCGGCCAGTACGTCTTCTTTTCTCTTGTCGTCTTCGGTGATCCGGGCTCTCATGAAGCTGACCAGCGCGGGATCGCATACGGTGGCGATCCACCCTGCTTCGCTGAGCCGGCCGGCTATGAAATCGTCGAGGAACGGGAGCTGAGTCATGCCACGATGTTACGCCCCGGACGGTGAGGTATGCTCCTTGCGGGCCGGGGCGGGTAGCCGCCCGGAACAGTTCGTCCGGAGTGGTCGCCGGAACGCTCTCCGGGAAGGCGGATGCACTCACCATGCAAACTGTTTCGAATGCAGGACCCGCCTCGGCTTAGGCCCCGAGGAGAGCTGCTTCCATCCGGGCGGCTGCGTCGATGCGCAGGGGGCCGGAGACGTACTGGTAGCCGCGGGTGACGCGGATGTCGGAGTGGCCCAGGATCTCCTGGGTGACGGCGAGGGCGATGTCCTCATTGAGGGCGACCGTGGCTGACGTGTGGCGGGCAGCGTGAACGCCGGCTTTCTCCAGGCCTGCTTCTGCCAGGATCTCCTGCCATTCCTGCCAGTCGGCCTTGGAGTCGATCGGGCGCCCGTCCGGCTGGCAGAAGATCAGGCCGTGGTCTTCCCATATCTCTCCGGCAAGCCTCTGCTCCGCGCCCTGGTCTCTGCGGTGCTCGGCGAGGATCCTGGCCATGGCCGGGCCTACGACGGCGACCTTGCGGCGCTTCTCCTTGATCTCGCGCCAGACCAGGCCGCCTCCGTGCCGGCCGGGGCACTGGGCAGCATGGCCCTGGCAGCCGGGTTTGCACAGGTTCTTCGCGCCGGCAGGAATACAGGTGTGCGGGCGGCCGGATGCCCGGATCTTGGGGCAGCGTTTCGGGCACGCGTGCTTATGCTTGCTTCCGGTGCAGGCCGTGATGTCTTCGCAGCCGTGCTGCCAGGGCAGCCGCTGGAGCTGGTGCCAGATCCGGAGCGTGCCCCCTTCGTTCTCCTCCACCTCCGCGTAAGACCAGCGCAGCCCGAGCGCCTCTCCCTGGCGGAGCCCGCACACCAGGGCGATAGCCCACCTGGCCCAGTTGCGCCTGTGCCTGATGGCCCCGACAAGGGCTACTGCCTGCTTCTGGGTGATCCCCTCGCGAGCGGGCTCGCCTAGCTCCGGAGGCTCGACCGTGCAGCACGGATTGCGGAGGGCAAGTCCGCGGCTGACCGCCAGCTCATAGGCGGAGCTGAGTATCGCGTGGACTTTGACCACCGAAGACTTGGCCAGTCCGGCCGCGAGCATCTCGGCATAGCCTTCCTCGATCTGCTCATCGCGAAGCCGGTCGATGCGCTGGGCGCCCCACCGGGGGAATATCTGGTGCTCGCACAGGGACATGTAGCTGCGGATCGTATGCGGAGCCCGGCCCCGGCTGACCAGGGTCACGTTGATGTGCCTGGTCAGCATCTCGCGCACAGTTGGCTTGCGGCCGGGTTTCGTCGTCAGCCCGGCGTCCCTGGCTTTCTCCAGGCTGCGGACTCCCGCATTGCGGGAAGACTCGGTCTTGCGCTTGACATGGCGCCTGTCCGGCGAACCATCAGGTTTCGTGCCCATCGACACGAAGCCTTCCCAGTAACCCTGGCTGTTCGGTCCTTCCGACAGCCAGGACTCTCCGTTACTTCTTCTCTTGGGCTCGGGCTGCGGCCCGCGTTGTCTGGAGACCACATCCTGAGGATACCATCCGTGTTGCGCCCGAGCAGAGAGTACTTTCAGGAGTACTCTTTCAAAAGTTCCCTACGATGATCCTCCTAGGCAGAGAGACTTTATGTAATGGTCTACTTCAGCGGTAGGAACCCTGCGGCGCCTTCCGACTTTGACGGAACCGAGCGTTCCTTCCCGGAGCAGGTCATACACTCCGGTCCTGCTGATCCCGATCCGGGCAGCAGCCTTCTCTACAGTGAGAAGGCTGCTGCCCGACTCCGCCGCGACAGCAGAAGATGGAGCCCTGTAGGCTGCCATTTACTGAACCTCCCCATGGGAGAGGGACCTCTGGCAGAGCGGTATCACTGCCTGAGACCTTTCGCCCATGCTTCTCTTGTTGCCATCCGCGCAGGTCAGTGAGCACGAGAGTCTGTTCCCGGTGGCGGCCGGCCCGGAAGCATCTTCCCCTGCTTCCCGGTGCGGGCAGAGTTCCCCGCATGACTGCGTCCTCACTGCACGGCTTTTCCTGCGCCGGTTAGTACTGGTACAAGTTGTTCCGTTCCTTACCGTTTCGAGCAGATTTATGTGACTAGTCATTAGTGTGCCTCTTGGTAGTCCTTTGCCGGGAGTACGAATCGAGACGATACGCTTGCTGCGCACCTTTGGCAACGCTAGAGTCAGTTCGTCATACTCAATCCCGGCAAAGAAGGGAACCATTGTGAGTTTCGCATTCGGAGGCGCAGGCACCCGGAAGATGGTGATTGCGCAGGTCTGCGCCAATGCCAGCGATCATGACGGCCAGATGGGCGCCCACTCGCGCGCCCTCGCGATAGGCATCCTCGAAACCCTCGGCGAGGATGATCACACCTACGCTGTCAAGGCCAGCGGGCACACCAGCCACGGGCACATCACCCTGAACATCTCCGTCGAGTCCTTCGGCAGGCTGCCTGAGGAAGTTCAGGAAGCAGAAGAAGTCGCGGAGGAGCTGGTCTCCGAGGGCCTGACCGTAACCGTCCCCCTGGACAGCGAGAACGCGAAGATCGCACTCGGCCCTCACGCCCCCGTCGACACCGGGGACGAAGACGAGTCCGAGAAGGGCTACGGGACTTCTCCCGGCATGGCAGAGCGCTTCGTCATCTAGCCAGCAGTTCGCCAGAGGCAAAGAGCCCGCGCACAGGGGAAGTTGTGCGCGGGCTCTTTCAGTTCCGGTAATTCCGGAAGTTCCGGCTAGGTGAACGTGATGAACCCGGAGATCAGGTCAGGTGCCTCAGGATCGCTGGTGACCTTGAACCGGTACTTGTAAGTGCCCCGAGCAGAGGAGAAATCGAATGCGGTCCCAGGGCCGGCCAGGGCCTGCCCTGTCGACGGCTTGGCGGCATCCGGATCCCACTGCACGCCTGCGGTCTTCCAGTCCGCGGACTGAGGATTCCCGTAGTCGGTCGGCAGGATCGCCGCGGACAAGGGGAGGGATTTAGGGTCGGTCACTGAGGACGGGACGATGATGTCGGCGCTGATGTAGATCACCGAGCTTGCGGGGACAGAGAGCGGGCTCATGCGTACGGTGCTCCGATGCTCCAGCCGGCGTAAGGCTGGCCGGCACTCCAGTTGATGTAAGGACCGGCTGCGCTCCACTCGACATAAGGAGCGCCTGCCGCTATCCCGGTCAAGTCGGCTGCCGGCTGCGAGCCTTCCGAGACCGAAGCCGATCCTTGTCCGGATGACGTACCGGTCCCCGAGCCCGCGATCGATACTGCTGCCGCGAACGCGCCCTGTCCGGCTGAGGTCGCTCCGCCTGCCGCGCCGATGCTTTCAGCCGCAGTGAATGAGCCCTGGGCGCCCGACGTACCGGAAGCTGATCCTCCTGCTGATTCAGCAGAGGAGAGTGATCCTCCTCCAGCCGACGTCCCAGAAGCCGACGCGCCCGCTGATTCGGTCAGGGTCATGGATCCGGTGGCAGCCGAGAAAGTGCTCCCCGTTCCTGCAATCGCGGCAGGGGCAAGCGTCATGGATCCAGTGCCCGCTGATCCCGAGGAACCGGCAGCCGACATGGCCGCGGGGTCGAGGACAGCCGAGCCGGTGCCAGCCGATGCAGATGCCCCCGTGGCGGACATGACCGCGGGAGTCTCGGTTAGCTTCCCGGTGCCGGATGACGTGCCGCTGGCGCCGCCGTCAATCTCTGCGGGAGCAGAAGGAGTGAGGCTGATGATCGCCCCGCAGACGGCGGCCGATCCGGAGGCAGTGGTCAGGCTGTATTCGTAGGAAGCCCCGGTCGAGGTAATGACCTGGTAGCCGGTGAACGCGAAATTACTGGGGTGCGTCAGCTCAGTCCAGGGAGCCCCGGCGCCGGTCAGTGCCTCAGCGAAAGCGATGTTGATGCCGACGACCAGTGCGGGAGCTTTCGCCGGAGTGATAGATCCCGAGTCAGCTTTCCCGCTCGCTGCGTTCTTCGAGTTGCTCACGTCGACAACAGGACTCGGGCCGAGGCCAGTTATGTTGAGGGCGTGCAGCCCGTCAACAGTGGCCATGCCCCCTCCGGTTTCCGTCACTGAGACGGATTTACCGGCCGACTGGACATTGGGAAGTACCCAGAACGCTGAGACAACGCCGTTAGAACTCGGGGACTGGACTATGACGGGTTCACTAGCTCCGGTGACAGGGGAGCCGTTGTACAGCGGCGAGGTAAACGTGATGGTGCCGCCGGAGGTAGTGAACCCTGTCAGGCACAGCAGGATAGTGTCGCCCACATTGCAATTACTTGCGAAGCTCCCCGAGAATGTCTGGTCTACATCGAGAGTCTGGGCGACGGCGATAGTCATGGCTTATCAGGTCAGCGTCAGCGCGAAAGCATTGGCGGCCGACTGGAGAGAGTCCCCGGTCAGAGGGGTCCTGGCGGTGGTCATCAGGAGCGCGGCATACAGGTTCGCCGTGGTCGAGGAAGAACTGTCGCACAAGACTCCCCACGTTCCGGTCCCCGGTGCGCTGGTGAACGGGCCGAAGGTGATGGTCGAGGAGTTGCTGACGACGCTCGGGCTCGCGCTGCTGGGAGTCCCGGCCCCGTAAGCCTGCCGGGCATAGCCGGTCGCGGTGGCGTACTCCGTCTCCGAGGTCATGATCGTGTCGGTCGCCGTAGGCGCCGCGGTGAGGATAGCCAGGAACGGCGTGTAGGTCGTGGCCGTCGCGCCTACGGCCGCCTTAGCCGCGTTGACTTCGCCCTGCTTCATGAGCTGGCCGGCAGACAAGGCAGTCATCAGATCCCCCCGTTCGCCACGCGGGCTTCAGCCAGGGCATCCTGGTTCTTGCCGCACGCTTCGCAGGGATTCCGGTCGGGAGCCCCGTCCGGGCGGATCCTGCCTTCGCGGTGGAACTCGCCGCGCTCGTAGTCGGCTTCCTGGCGCATGCTGCCGGTGGCGATGTCCCCGGGGAGAACGTTCTCCGGGTGCCGGGTGAAGTTGGCGGCGAAGAACTCAGGGGCGACTGATGTCGCGCGTGGCGTCCCGTGAGCGTCGATCCACTCGATCCGGTGCGTGCCGTCCGGGTTGATCTCGGAGAACTCGACGGGCGTGCCGTGGTGCAGGTCGAGGCGCTTCATCAGCGCGTAGTGCTCGGCGATGATCTGGGACTCGTAGTCGGGAAGGCCCGGAGGCGCGGCCATCGTGCGGCCTTCTGCCTTGGCGTGATGCTCTCCTACGGCGAGATGATCGGGGTGTTCGTAGATGTGAGTTGCTTGCATTTCTCCCTTGGGTTCTGTGTTCCGGAAGTTCCGGCTCCTGGTCAGTAACAATTGTATTTCTGGCCGACGACGAAGAAAGTCCCGAACAGTTTCCGGCCTGTCTCGGTTGGCGGAGGATATTTTTTAGCGTCCTGCGACAACTGGGTCAGTGCGGGGCACCAGATCTTCCGGGTCTGGATGTTATACCAGAAGTCTGAGGCAGCGAGAACAAGGGTCGTTACCACTATGATCCGGAAGATGACAGCGGTAAACAGTCCAGTTTTCTCGCTGAGTATCCTTATAGGAGCACTTCCTTCAGTATCAGCCATTTTCCCTCTCTCCTCTCTGAGCCTCGAATAGTTCCATTCGGGCTCTCATCTTGTCCTGGTTATCAGTCATCCCTGCCATTGACTTGACAAGCTGGTCGACTTTATCTTTGACAGATCCTCCCCCGTTAGGGGAAAGCTCGGCGACAACATGAGCCTGGCTTTTTTCTAGGAGATCGAGCCGTCTTAGCACTCCTGGCCTGGCAGGATGATCAGGGCTCTCCTCCTCACCGTTCCAGGCACGGAGAAAATCAATGAAGCTGATGACAAGATGCCAGGACTTGCGGAGGAACAGCGCGGCAGTGGCTCCGATCATCGTAATGAGAGCGCATCCGGCGACGATTATCCCGGTGGCCACGTTGACATCGTCAGGTGCGGCCATCACTGCACCGCCGTGGAGACCACCGGGAAGATCGCGGCAAGAAGGGAAGTGAAGTCATCAAAGGCACTCTGGAAAGCGGTGACCTTTCCTGAAAGAGTACTGTCGTCGTATTCATATTCCCCGATGATGAACGGCTTGAGGATAGGATTGGATTCTCCACCGTAACCATAGTCGGTCATCAGCAGCCTGGCTACTCCGCCTGCTCGTTCGCATCCCGGGTCGACTGGTACCCCGTGCGCATTGAGAAGCTGGCCGGGGACTATATTAAAAGCGTTCCCGAAGTTCACCCGGTTGAATCGTGCCAGCGCGTTCTTCGCGTTCTGCTGGGCAGCACCGGAAGTGGTAACTCCGTTTCCGGTGATGTCAATGTAGCTTTCTGTCCAGCCATGTTCGTCGCCGTCCTCAGTATTTTCCTCGCTGATGAGGCCGTGCGTGGCGGGAGCGGCAGCAGAGGTGTTATCGGAGTTGTCCTCGTACCGGACGAAAAGCCGGTTGATATCCTCGGCAAGCGTGCGGGAGACGGGGGTATTGCTGACGAGGTACCTGTTCACGACGGAGGGAAGAGAAGGAATGCTTATCGTGCCGTCTCTCCGGTCGATGTCCCATCCCAGGGCACCCTGCACGGTGATCGCATTGAGGAAATCGCTGATCTGGATTGATCCTGCATCGGTCTGGTCTCCGAACCACAACCCGGAAGTTCCGCTCAGCCCCGGATTCCGCCAGAGGAGACCTCGTGATATCGCCTGGTTGAGGTGATCATCGATATCGTCCCAGGTATTCCACACATCACAGAACTGCGCCCCGAAAGAGCTGTTCCCGTGGGCGGTCATCGTCCAGCCGGGGACATCAGCAGACGGCTCGTCGATCTGGCCGGTCCAGACAGGTCCCCCGCCGCGGAATATCTTGACCAGGCGGCTGGGGTTCATGGCCGTCACTCGTTCGAGCGCGGGGGTCTGGAAGAGCCAGGATGCTGTCTTGCATCCGCCTGGCCAGGTGAAGCTGTACTTCAGGCCGCTCACGTGGCCGTAGTGCCCGAGGTACCGGGGATCAGTCCAGCCCTGGCCGTAAGTCACTACCTGGCTGAGGTCTCGTCTCTGCATCTGGCTATGCCTCCTGCGCCACGCGGGCCGAGATGACGTTCAGCGTGAATCCCGAGCCGGTGAACGCGAACGCCAGTGCCATGTCTCCTCCCGAGGGGCCTGATGCGCCGCCTCCGAGTCCGCTGGTCGTATGAGTGACCGAAGAATAGACAGCGGTTGCCGCGGTGCTTCCCGCCGTGCGCCACCAGAGCTTCATGTCGACGACGGTTTCGCTGACGCCGTCCCAGTCGATAATCACGTCAATTGACCAGGCTGCGTTACTGGCTCCTGACCAGAGCCCGGCGGCCGGAATGTCAATTTCCCCTATCTGGGTCCCTCCCGTGCCCTGCCAGAAGGTAAAGAAGCTTACTCCGGTCGGAGCACTGCCTCCCGAGCTGAAATTTCCCCTGGCATCGGCTTTCCACCGGGAGCCTGCCTGGATTAGCTGGGAGGGAACAGTGTCTTTGCTGAGGAGCTTGGTTCCGGTGGTGCTGAATGAGGGCTTGCTGACATCAGCCAGGTTGCATAGCCGGCCCCATTCGGCGGCGAAGTTAATCTCATAGCGTGCGAAAAGCCGGTTGAGCTTTCTCCAGGCTGCGGTCAGCGTTCCGGCCGGGCTGCTCATATAATTGAATCCAGGTAGAACTGCGGGTAATAAGCGGCGCTGATCCCGGGTGGCCCTTCCACGCAATAGCAGAAGAGCAGGTTATCCCCGGGGTCGACGGTGAGAGGGCCTCCGCTGATCGTCAGGGGGCCTTCGGGAGGTCCCGGCAGTGCCAGGACTGAGAATGCTGATCCGCGGTCGCTTGCGCTGCCGAGCACGCGGCCTAGGTCTGCGTGCAGATCGGGCTCGTCAATCCAGATATTCTCGAAGTCCCCGTCGTTCGTATTGACGATGACTGTCTGCCCGAGAGTATCGAGGGCTATGACATCGAAATACCGGTCTGTGGTTACCGTGTCCGTCACGGTAGCCTTGAACTGAGCCTGGGTATTGTCCGGTGCGATGTCGGCGACGGGAAGGGTAATTGCTCCTACCTCGACGATTCCGTTAACGATATCGGTGCTCGGGGTGAAAGTCCGGGACACTGTCTGGGTTACCGGATTAGAGCTTCCGCTGAAAGGATACTGGTAGAAAGTCACAGTCACCTTGCGGGAATCAGTCGGGGAACTGAAGGAGTCAGCTATCAGCAGGATCGTGTAAGTACTGGTGAAAAGAGCGTTGACCCCGGAGATAAGCGACGAGAACGTATAGAAATGAGTTCCGTCCGGAGTGTCGCTGCCTCCTCCTACGGAGACATAAGGCACCAGTGAGGGAGATGCATTCTGTCCCGGCCGGTGAGCGATCAGGGTTGAGAAAGATGCCAGGGCAGGCTGCTGGAACTGAAAGGAAACAGGAGCGTGAACGGATCCGAGGATTCCGTCCAGGTTATAGACCGCGCCGCGTGTCCCCGCCACCAGTTGAGTCGATTCTGGTTTCGCGACGATTTCCGTCATCAGGTAGTTCTGGTAGCTGAGCTTTCCCAGTGTGGTCGCGATTACGATCTCGTACTTCTTGACGGCGCTGTAAATAAAACCGCTCTTGACCTGCTTGACGGGAATGGATACGTAGTTCCATTTCGGCGTTGCTATGTAAAGGCAGCCGTCAACCTTCTGGCTCTGGCCGAACTGGAGCGTATTGCCGTGCGAGTCGGTGATCTGGACGATGAAGGTGACTACCTGATTAGCCGGCGAGTTGAGCGGGACCACGAAGGCGCACCAGAAGGCGATCGAGCTGAGGGGCTCGATGTCAGCCACGCTCCCGAGGGTCTTCGTGTATTCGGCGAATCCCAGGTTTCCCTGGGTCCACTGCGCCGCGTTCGTGCTCCCCGGCGCAGTGGAAAATGTGGTCTTGACCCACTGAGGACCGCTTACCGAAGAGAAACTGTCGACGACGACCGGACTCGGGGGCGCGGAGGCTCCGCTGATCGGAGCGGCGAATCCGAGAAGCTTCTGGACCGATGACCTGCCGTAAGGGAGCGCCTGGAATGTGATCTTGAGGAATGCGGTTACCTGGTTGCTGGCGGCCAGGTCATAGGTGGGCTCACTCGGCTCTGCGCGGAAGCAGTCCCAGACAAGCGGGGTGATCACGTCGGAGCGAGTCCACAGGAGCGTCCAGGATGGCTGGTCGATCAGGGCCATGAGGTATTCCTCGGCAACCGCCACTTCCTGGCGGGTTGACCCGAAGATGGTCAGGGGCATCACGAAGGTGCGGTTGCTGGCCCGGGTACCGTACGGCATCTCCCCGTCCGTGACCAGGGACTCCGACTGGTCTACCACCGGCTGCGGAGATCCGAAGCTGAAGTCAGGATCGGTGAAGATCCCCGCTCCCGGCGCACCGGGAATGCAGCCGTAGGTCGGGAGGTTACCCAGCAGCTCGATTGCCCCGGCCAGGATCAGGCTGTCTGTTCCTGTTCCGGCTGGAGAGGGAGGGGCGATAGGGCCGGAAGGAGTTACGACGGGCAGCGTGACGACGATCAGCGCCCATTTCGTCGAGGCGCTGATCGTGCCAGATGCGATGACAGGGTTCGGGGTGATGACCGTCTGGGCGGCCATGCCGGAGATAGCGTTAGTGCTTTGCTGAACCCCTCCGGCGATCGAGACCCAGGGATTAGCCCAGGCGATGTCCGCGCCGCTGGCTCCGTTGGTGACGAACGCCACGCAGGCTTCAGCCGGGGTCTCCAGCACTCCGGTGAGCGCGACGGGAGAGTTCGAGCCAGCGCTGAACGCGGATGCTACCTGGTCAGGGAACGCGCCTACGAGGATTCCGGGGATTCCCGCAGCAATGATGTTCTTGGCGTTCGTCCCGGTAGTCGAGAAATTTACCGTGATGGTATCTGTCCCGGCGACCAGGGCAATTGTCGGCTCATCCGGGCCGCTCCCCGAAGTGGCCACGAAAACAGACATCGCGAATTCAGTCGTGATGGATTCCGCCAGGATGTAGGAGTTCCCCTGGCTGTCTTCAACAGAAGTGACAGTCTCGGAGGTAACCACCACTGATGCGCCCACGACAATGGCATCACCCTGGCTGGTGCTGTTCGCGACGGGCACTACGACGGTCTTCGAGCCGGCTGCGGACGCGTCGGTGGCGATCAGGTAGGTAGCAGTGGCCGGGGATCCTCCGGACTGCTGGTTGATCAGCGACAACTCAGCGACTACGTCATCGCTGTCCGCGCCGGGGAAAGGGACCCCGTTGGTTGCGTTGAAGTAAGGAAAGAAACAGTAGAGGTTATTAGCGAGAGCATAGGCCCAGGCATCGGAGAACCACTGCGCCGGAGTGCCGGTCCAGGTTATTCCTCCGGTCAGGTCCGTCGTATAATTACATTCCGTGACGCCGATGACCGGAGATGTAGTAACCGAGCGAACCTGCGTAACGGCGGGAGTGATGCTGTCGACCGCATCGGTAGCGGTCGTGTTCGGATACCAGTCCAAGAAATACCCGTCGAGATTTACCCCTCCGTTAGCGACCGAGCATACCCACTGAGACAGGGGGTAATGCGAAGACGCGGTGTAGGCGGTGAATGTCTCGAAGATCTGCACGTACATCGCGCCCGCTGCCGCATTGGCATGAAAGATGGGATATACATGCGCGTGCATTGCGATAAGCGTATTGGCGCTGACTCCGGCGGAATGCTCTCCCTCGTGCCAGAGCGTGACGGCAGCGCCCGCGGGAACCAGCGCGAAGTAAGCGGCAAGCGCCGCGTCGAGCGCTCCGGAAAGTACGGCCGAGATATCCGGCTTGAGTGAGACAACCGGGAAAGTTACTCCCGAGGGAATCGTGTTCCCTCCGCCTGGCCAGGCGGAGGGGATTCCCTGGGAGGGGGTCAGGTATGCACGCCAGCCTGCGACTGAGGCGACGCCCAGGGCCTCGCAGAATTCTTCGTAAGTGGCCTCGGCATCAATGCCGAATATCGGAGCGGTCATGTATTCCTTGTGGCTGTCGCGAAACGTCCGGCTGATGCCGCATTCCGGGCGGCTCCGTCCAGTCCGGCCATGACCGCATTCCCGGTAGCGCGGCCGGTAGCCCTGGGATTACTCCGGAGCAGGCTGATGATCTCGCCGCCCTGTTTCCTGGTCACGTGCTGATTCTCGGAGTCGCGGATTGAGTGCAGGAAAGCCTCGATCTGGTTCACGTCAGCGCGGCTGAGGGTGCCGGACCCGGCGACTCCCTCCAGGGTGGAGATTCCCAGCGCGACAGACTTGTCGAGCGCCGAGAGGCCGCCTCCGCCGATATTGAGCCTGCCGTGCAGGGCCTTGATCATCTCCCGGGCTATCTCATCGCCGAGTTCCCTCATGCGCTTCTTTATCTCTTCTTTGTCATGATCGAGGGAAGAAAGCCAGCCCTTGGTGATGCTCTGCCCGTAGGTAATGTCGGCGGTGCGCTGCCCGATCGCAGTTTCCTCGCGGCCTATCTTCCTCTCGTCCCGGTTAAGCTCGCCGATCAGCTTTCCCCCGCCGGAAAGGATAGCCTCGGCGTAAGCGGTCCCGTCTTCAGGCCCGAGAGCGATCGCCTGCTCGATCAGGACCTTGGAAACTCCCTGGTGATGCAATCGCCCGATAACCTCGAAGAACTTGTGAAGCTGCATCACCTTTTCTTCGAGAGCGGTCTTTATCCCGGCTCCGGTCGGCTCCTGGACTCCCTGCTTATTTGTCCTGAAGGAAAGGGAAGAAAGCCCGGAAAAGTTCTGGAGCGACTGGATTTCCTGGCTGGAGGCCTGGCGCATGTTCGCGATCGTGGTATTGATCTTGTCCTGGACCTTGGCCATCTCGGTGAGAACATTCGTCTGATTGCCGATGATCTTGCCGAGTTCCTTCTCGTGCGGACCCGTGTAGTACTTTTCCAGGTCTTCGAGCGCAAGTTTTCCCGAGGCACGGATCTGGGCAGGCGTGCGGCTTGCGGATGCCTCGAATTCCCGGGCAACTGTATCGGCGGCCGAAGATCCTCCGCTTCGCACGTCAGTCGCGGAACTGCCGAGCAGTCCCACGAATACCTGGAAGGTATCTCCTCCTGCCATCTGGGAGATATTTGCCCCGTACCCGGCGATGCCGCCCTGGGCGAAATGCCGGGGCCTGGAACTTCCGCCGGAACGGCCCGAAGAGTAATAGGAATTGGCCGCGTGAATGTAGTCCTCGCCGACCGCCCTGGTCCATTCCGGGACCATGATCGCTTCGCCTTTAGAGGCCAGGACATGCTCAGTGTCCCGGCCTGGCGCGTATCCGGGGATGACCATTCCCTTGGCCGACTGGGTGAAGAGATGGGATACCGTGCCGGAGATCGGCGCCTGGCCTCCGGTCTGGGTGGTATTAACATTCACGTCAATACTGACGGTCTTATTATGCAGCGCATCAATCGCTGTATTCAGCTCGGCGATGATCTTCCGGGCCTCTCCGCCGTGAACCCCGAGCGCATCGAGCGTGTTCCGCAGGGCTACCAGGGGCGCCGCAGCCTGCGAGGAGGAACCGGTGATCTGCTTGATGGCCTCGGCGTTGGCAATGGCATCGGAGACCGTCTGGGACATCTGGGTGCCCGCGGTGCGCTGCGCTGCGGTGAGCGTGCCGACCGAGTCAGCGGAGAGGCCGAGATCGGTTTTCAGGGTGACCATGTCATTGTCAAGCTGATTGGTCGTATTAATCATGTTCAGGGTCGGGTTGAACAAGTCGCCTTCTGCCGCGCCCAGGGCCTGAACGCGCGTGGCCAGCGATCCGGCGAGCCCGTTCGCTATTTCCATCTGCTGACTGAATGCCTGAGTCGAGGACGCTGCCCCTAGTTCCTTATTGGCGTATGCCTCTATTTTTGCCATCGCCTTATTGCCGGCTTCGCCCTGAGCCTGGAGAGCATTAGCGCTCACTCCGGATGCCTTGGCTAGCTGAAGGGACTGGATAGAATCCAGTCCGTACATGTGCCCGAGGATTTGCAGCCTGGACGTAAGATTGGCGTATTTCAGCGTGGCCTGCTCTATCAGCGCATTGTCTTCCTTGACAGCAGGACCGATAAACGATCCTTCTCCCTGCGGAAGGTTCGCTATCGCCTCATCTTCTTTCCTCAGGGTCTGAAGCTGCTGAATATGCTCGGCGTACCCGGCGATATTGAACCTGACTGCCTTGTCCTGCTTGACCAGGGCGTCATTTTCCTGCTCGGTAACTTCTTTCAGGTTTCCTGATGCGTCAGTGAGCTTGACGGCCTCGTAAGCCAGGAATCCCAGTCCGGCGGCAAGCGCTCCTATGATGACGAGGGGATCAGAAAGAATTCCGCTGATCATGGACCCGACAAAGCCCTTGTTCAGGGAGAATCCCTTGGACTCAGTCTCGGCGGCTCCCATCGCGACGGCAAGTTTCTCTGCGCTCGCTGCCTCCGCATCCATGGCGCCGGAAAAGGCAAGCGCTCCGGCTGTTGCCTGATCCTGGCTGAATCCCATCTCCAGGAGTTTCGCGTTGGCGGCAGCCGTGCGCTCCTCAGTTGTTCCCTCGGTGATCCCCAGGGCTTCCTGAGCGCGGGCGAGAGCGGCTGAGTCCGCGGTCGCCTTGACGATCGCGCTGTCCAGCAGGCTTGCCCCGGTGAGCGGGCCGGCCTGCCCGAAGACAGCAGCCCGTTCCTGGGCAGCGGCCTGGGTGTTGATGGCATTGGAGAGGGCGATGGCTCCGGCCGCTGCCTCGGCATCAGACAGGCCCAGCGATACGAGGCGGTCCCTGAGAGCCCCGGCCGCCGCGTCGGCGTTGTCCAGGGACATCCCCAGGAAGTTCTCCGCCTGCTGAAGCTGGTTGGCGTCGTAGGCCGCCTGGACCATGGCCTCGTCGAGCTTGAGCACGCCCGTGTACTTGCTCTGGTCGGCAACGAAGCTCTCGGCTTCGCCGCCGGTAATCAGGGACAGCGCCCCGTTGCCGCCCCTGCCGACAACCAGCGCGGCACCCTGCTCCAGTTCCAGGAGGGCATCGCGGACCTGATCCCATTCGGCAGGGAGCCGCTGAAGCGTGTCCTCGTACCCGGCCCAGGAAGCAGCAGCCTCGTCAGCCGCGTCTGCCTGCGCCATCAGGGCCGCGATCTGGGCGTCAAGGCCCGGGTTGGCCGCGAGGATATCGGCCTGGAGCTGGCGTTCCCGGTCAGTCAGGGGAATGAGCGCATCCCCGGCTGCCGTGGCGGCTGCGGCAAGGCTGCTGATCGCCGCGCTGGCATCAGCCGCTGAACTGCCCGCCTCTTCCGTGGCGGCAGCGGCCTCGCGGGATGATGCGGTCAGGGTGTCCGCGGATGAGGCAGCGGCGTCAAGCGCGGCAGTCAGGTCTTCGGCTTCGGTGATCGCCGGCTCGGCGTCCAGGACGGGTTCCAGGGTCAGATCCCGGGCGTTCAGCTCACTGAGCCTTTCGTCCAGTCCCTCGATCTCCGCTTCGGCCGGCCCGGTGTCAGCCTCGGGGATCAGCTCGATGTCGTCTGTGGCGGCCAGGAACGCGGTCCTGAACGCCTCCCCGTACTTCTCCCCCAGGGCTTCGGCGCCGGGAAGGATTTCCTCCTCTGCCTTGGCATTCCAGCCTTCGGCATTAGGGACGACGGAAACGCCGACGCTGCCTACGACGCTGCCGCTCATTCGTTCTCCCTCGGCCTTCTCCGCTGTCCTTGTCCTGCGGTTCCATCAGGGCGTCCCGGAGCCCTGCCGTAGGCCGGAGAGCGCGGGTCGATCGCCATCCGGTGCTCCGGCCGGAGTTCCTTCTTCCTGCGCGCCTTCACCGGCTTCTTCCCGTGGCCCGGGCGCCGGACCGGATCGGGGAGGGGCGGCTTGCCCTTGGTGCTGTTCGCGCGGATGGTGATGTACTGGAGCTTGCGCATCTCGTCGATGAGCGTGGCCAGCAGCATGTCCGTGTGCGACCAGTGGCCGTCCGCCGGGTCGTACGGCTCGGAGTCGTCATCGTCTCCTTCCCCCTCCTCTCCGGCTGCCAGAGCCGGCGCCGTAGCTTCCGCCAGCAGGCGCAGTTCGGTCATGGTCTTCGACTCCGGGGGGAGGCCGTCGATGAGCACGCTCAGCTTGCGCAGCGTGAGCCGTGACGGGCCTCCCCCGGGCCGGTACATGTCGAGGAGGTCCAGGTGGCAGTACCGGTGGAGGTCGAATTCCAGTGCCCGGCGGCGCTCCCTGGCTAGGTGGAGGACCGCCGCGCTTTTCCCGCCGAGATCCCGTTGGCCTTGGTGATGGCCTCGCTGAGCGCATCGAGCTGGTAATTGTGCAGCTTCGCTTCGATGAATGCCCGCGCGTCGTCCTCGTTAAGGACTTCGGCCGCCCAGGCATCCCACATGCTTGCCGCGAGGAACCTGCTCCCGTTGTGAGTCCATTCTTTTCCGTGCGGAATGGAGATCACCGTTCCGGGCGCGATCTTGACGGGGAGCGGCTCGCCTACCGCTTCGCGCAGGGTTTCGTCCATCGCCACCAGGTCAAGCGCAACTGATAGCGGGGTCTCGTTTTCGTCCACTGGATATTTTCCTTTGCCGGGAATCGGGGGAGTTACCCGCACGGGTAACTCCCCTTTGAGAGAAACCGGATTTATTCCGGGGGAGTGGTGTCGAAGAAAGCGGTGATGTCGGCGTCGCCGTAGTCGAGGTGACGCATGACAGCGCCGTACTGGTCACCGATCAGGGCGCGGTACAGAGTGAAAGTGAGCTGGAGCATGGTGATGTCATTCTGCTCCTGCTGGTCATTACCACGCCCGGTGCAGTTCACCAGGGGACAGAAGCTCCGCATCCGGGCTTCGGTGCTCGGGTCGAAGCTGTCGAACACCGCGGCATAGCGGATCTGCTTCGGCGTGCTGTCCATGATGTAGCTGGCCGTGCTCGCGCCGGCGGCCGGCTGGAGGGAAAGCAGCGGAACGTCGTCGTAGACCGCCCTCACCAGGGGATTCATGCCTTCCAGGGCGGTGACTTCCATGGTCTTGGGAGCGCCCGTGGTGATCGTCCGGATCGGGTCGAGGGAGCCGGCGGCCATGATGTCCTTCAGCGCCTTCTTCAGGGCGAAGATGCTGCCGTTGGTGTCCAGCCATCCCATGCACAGCCATGTGGCGGGATTAAGGGGCTTCGGGCTGCCGATGGTGCCCGGAGGACCCGGATCAGGGGTTCCCTCTGGTGCGAGGAAAGCAAGCACGTCCCCGGCCGCGTAAGTCGAATTGGCGTTCCTCGTATCGGTCATTCAGTCCTTCCTGCGCCTCACCGGGCGCGCACAACATATGTAGCACTATACCGCGTCAGGTCCTGATTCTCGTCAGGTATCCAGTGCGGTCCTGTATCCTCCCTGACGCCCTGCACTCCTCCTTCCGGGTGCCGGGTCCCGAAAAGGCCGTACAGCATCAGGTTTTCCGTTATCCTGGCGACGGAAATGGTCAGGTCTTTATTCATCGAGAAGATATCAATGTCAATGACCGCGTCCTGGACGAACTTCGAGACCGGACCCGATGACTTGGTGACCCGGCCGTACGCCGCATTGGCGGCCATATTCTCGAAGTAAGGCACGTCATCGCTGAACTGAATGACCTCGTCCATGGCCGTGAAATCAGGACGGGTATTCAGCCAGTTGATGACCAGCAGCTCGACATCAGCCGCGAGCGGCGGCCTAATCTCCGGCGGCATCGAGAGCGTTCCTCAGCGTGCGGTGCGCGACCTGGCCGCGCGGCCTCTTCGCGGTCGGCGCGAACCCGAACTCGACGACGGCGGCTTCCGGCGAGTCATTCCAGACGTAGGCTGCGGCCCGGTCTCCTTTGGCGCCTCCGTGATCCTTGGCCTCCAGGCGGAAGGAATCCTTGTACCGGCCCCGGTGGGGGTCTCCGCTCGGCCCGTCATAGACCGGGGCGGTCGCTTCGACTTCGTCCATGACTGCCTGGCCGCGGGCTCTCATCTCGCCCACCATCCAGGCAGCGTTGAGCATCTCGCCGACGCCGGAGTAGGAAGGGGTGTACTCGGCTGCTGCCATCACAGCCCTCCGATCGCGGAGTTGACGGCGGTATGCGCCGAAGCTCCGGTCACGCGCCTCAGCCGCACCTGAACGGGCGCCTGGAATCCGGTGAAAGGCGATTTCCAGGAGTTCGGCTGGCCGACGACTTGCCATCTCTGGCCGTCCGGCATGATGACCCGGTCCTGGGGAGTCACCGGAGTTCCCGCCGGAATGTAGATATCAGCCAGTGCGGTAACCTGATATGCCCCCTGAGTTGCCTCCGCTTCAGAACCCGGAACGAAAGCGCACGGGCCGACCGTGGAATTCCTGTAGGCCAGGACGACATTTCCCCGGTCTTTTTCTCCTGAGTCGAAAGCGGTTTCCCAGGTGACCATGATTCCGGCGCCCCCGACGACCGGGGGAACCGGCGTGGTCATCGCAGCCTCATTTCCGCGGTCTCGACCGTGTTCCGGAAATCCTTCAGGCTGTCCAGGTCACTCTGCTTCAAGGCGACGGTAAGTCCTCCGCCGGTTCTTTCCAGCCGGTAGGAGTACGGGCCGATAGTCTCGCCGATCAGCCCGGCCGCGACGGTCGGGGTAGTGAGGACTGCCTGGACTGCTCCCGCGCCGACAGCGACTACTTCATCGGGAACCTGAGGATAACCCCAGGAGTAATTCACCATGAAAGTGCCGGGATACATGTCAGTCTCGAACCAGACTTCAGGGAGGTTGATTATTCCCCTGCCCTGGGCATACTTGATCCGGTTTATCCCGTCAAACGTGAACCAGGTGATCGGGACATCCGGAAGCCCCATTCCTCCGCCGATGGCGATCACTGAGTTAACGGCAGTCCTGGGATCCCCTGACCAGACGACCGGCTTCTCAAGCTCGATCTCTGAATCGACGCCGTAAAGAACCTGCGTCTCGTTGACGTGCATCTGGAAATCACGACGGCAGTAGCGGACTATCTGGCTGGTGACATCATTGATCAGGGCTCCGCATTTCAGCGTCTCGGCGTCACTGAGCGCGCGGCCGAGCCGGACCGCCACGTCATCCGGGCTGAGAAGAGGCGTGTAGGCAGGCATTGACTGGTGCCTCCTTTCTCAGCCCGGATGATGCGGTACGTGCGAGCGCGCTCAGTGACGCCGGATACGGCCGGTGATCCGGACGTTGAGCGCGCTCGCGGTCCCCTGCAAGCCGCGGATCACGTCGCCCTCCTTCGCCGCGATCCCGGCAGGCGGGTTCGGGAGGACGTTGGTGACCGCGTTGGCCGCGCAGGAGGACGCCGAGGCGAGCTGGTTACTGGTCGTGGCCGCAGCGCCGCCGACGCCGTGGTTGACGGTCAGCGTGGCCGCGACGCTAATCGTGTTGGTGGCGATGATCTCGTCGATCAGCCAGTCTTCGCCGGTCGGGACGGTGGCCAGCAGGCCGGTCGAGGCGCCTGGGGTGCCCTCGTACAGGGTCTCGCTGATATATCCTTCGAGGCTCATGCCTCTCCTTCAGTTGCGGTTGCACGGACCCGGGAGAACCCGGGGGTTAGCTGGCGATTACGCCGAATGGCCAGCGCATGACGGTCGAGGCCGCGCCGTCGATCGTCTCGCTCGGCTGCATGATGGTGACCGGGTTGGCGACCGCGAAGGCGAGCCGCATCACCAGTCGCATCGCGACGGCGTCCTGCTGCATCAGGTTGGTGATGACGACGCCCGAGGCGTTCGAGATCACGCCCTCGGTGAACAGCTTGAAGGACATGTCCTGGCGGATGCCGATGATGGCCTTGCTGAAGTCGCCGCCGACTACCTGTGCCTCGTTGTTCCAGCTTCCGTTGTCAACCATCGACAGGTTCCGGCCGTAGAGCCGGCCCGAGGGGGTGCCGCTCTCCAGGTCAGGCTGGTAGATCGGGATGCCCTGGGCGGACCGCAGGCCGATCAGGCGCCAGTCAATGCCAGGCCGCGCGGCGAAGCCGTTGACCGTATAGCCGGTCTGCGCCATCATGTCGCCGAATGACGAAACGGTCTGCGCGAAGTCCGCTGACGGGTCGGTTGTCCCGTTAGTCCCGTTCCAGGCCATGCCGTCGTCGACGACGTTGCCCGCGGTATTGGCGCCGGTCCACAGGGGAGTGCCCCAGGTGTTCGGGGCGTTCGTGCCCCAGAAGACAGCGCCGTCGATCAGCGCGCCCACGGCTTCCGCCATGCGGGGCATGACCTCATCCCAGATGGGCACGTCGGCATCAGCGAGATAGGCCTCGGGCACCGGCACGATGGTGGCGATCTCCTCGACCACCAGCGTGACGCCCCGCCACTGCTGGTCGGCCGTCTGCTTCAGGCCGGTGTCGACGCCAGTGGCGACGAAGTAGGCATTCGGGAGGATGTCGAGGACCGGCATGCGCTGGGTCTTGCTCGACATCCGGACCTGGTGCATCAGGGACAGGGCCGCCGAGTGCTTCGGGGCTTCCTGGATGATCATGTTTGCCAGGGGCTCGGGAACGAGCGCGTCCTGGTAATCCGTGGTCGCGACAGTGGTATTGCGGGAAACGATATTGCTGTAGCCAGACTGGGCCATGACCGCCTTAGATAAGGCAGCCCGCGACGAATCAAAACAGGAAAGGTAAAGCGAAAACCGATCGGACCGCGAGGCTGCTAAGACTGATTGATCATTTCGCGGAACATGGCGTTCTTGTCCTTCGGCTGCGCTGAAGTCGCGGGGAGGGCGCCAGGGCGCAGGGACTCAACCGGCCTTGTTCCGGAGAGGATCCGCCCGGCGGTGCCTGCCGCTCCGGGGGCATTTCCCTGACTGAGCTGCTGCTGAAGGCCTGAGCCGTCAGCGCCAGCATCATTCGCGCCTGTCGCGCCGTTCATTCTCTTCGCGAGGAGTTCGGCTCTCGCCGTCATGTCCTCGGCGGTCCCGCTGCCGATGAGCATCGCATCATCGGCGTCAAGCTTGAAATCAATGATGAGCTGATTCCGGAGCACGGCGCCTTCGAGATCCGCCACGCGGGCTTCAGCCGCAGTCGCTCTGCTCTCCAGCTTCTCCTGATCGCTCATCTGGGCCTGCCTGAGGCCCGTCAGCTCGTCGTTCGCTGTCTTCCACTTGCCTTCGTGCTTCTGCGCGTGCGCCTTCCAGCGCGCCGCATCGGCCTGGGCCTTGGCCAGAGCCTCATCGGGACTCAGGTTCTGCTGCTGCTGTCCTGCCTGGGCAGCGTCCGCCAGTGCGGCCTGAGCGTCATCGTCCCCGCCGTCTGCGCCTGTCGCGCCGGCCTGGGCACCCGGAACGGGCTCCGCCATCGTCTCCTATCCATACCCGGCCTGTCGCCTTGGGTATTGCACGCGAGTATAGACCCTTCCGGGGACTTCGCGCCACTCAGCCTCCGGGAAAGCCATCCGGCAGCAGCGAGGTAAGCCCGAGCGCTTTCGCGCGGCCCCTGATATAGGCTGCTACTCCTGCTTTCTTGCCGGCTGCAACCCGGTTGTAATCCTTCAGGGCGTCTTCCAGTTCCCCGCGGTTCCTGATCGGGTACCGAGGCTTAGCTGATCCAGGCAGCGGCTTCATCGCCTGCCCTTTCGCCAGGGCTGTTTTCCTCTCCGCTGTGCTGACGGCCATTACTTTCCTCCTCTAAGAGGTTCCTGCACGAGAGCATCGTGAAAAACTGGCGCCGGATTATTTCCCCGGCTGATCATCCGGTCGTAAACAGGTTCCGGATCAGTTGCTTCTTCGCATGGCATGACTTCGCTGAGGCATCCTCCTCCAGGCCAGTATTCGCACATCTCCTGAAGGCAATTCACGCTGCCATCTCCTTTTCCGTTCCCGTCCCGGTTCCTGAATTATCTCTCGATCGCCAGTACCGGCGCCAGGCGTTAATAGCGTCCTTGCCCTTGTAGCCGCGTGTTACTTCTTTCCACTGGCGGTAAAGCTCGTTGTCGAAAAGGCGCGCGACCTGGTTCTTGCTGAATGCCGGGGCCACGGTGCACATGCAGTGGTTGTGGGCGTCGAAGTCCGCGCTCTGCTCCGTCTTGTACACGGCTCCCCGGCTGGCCAGCATGGCGCAGAAGGCGCACGGGCGCGGCCCGAGGACGCGCATCCAGGCAACCGCCTGAGGATCCTCGCTGACAGCCTCCAGGATCGCTCCGCGCCCGCCTCCCAGGGCGATCCGGGCAGCGGCGCCGGAGAGTGATACCGCGGCGCTGCTCATGGCCGCCTGGACTTGCTGGCCGCCGGAGATCCCCTGGAGCATTGTCCAGGGACCAGTCATGTCGAGCACGTCACCGATGAACGGAACTTCCGGAACTTCCGGAACTGAAGGAGCAAACGGAGCGGCAGCTTCCCCGATTTCCCCCGCCGCGATAGCGATAGCGCGAGCGCGCTCGTAGTAGTCAGTCCCGCCGAGCGCCGATGAAAGCCACTGCTCCTGGACCATCCCCGAGATGACGCTCCGGACAGCAGGCCAGCTCGCCCTGATCGCATAGGGGTTCATCTGCTGCCAGAGCGAGATGACATCGCGGATCAGCAGTGCCCCCAGCAATGCCTGTCCCTGCCGCCACGCCTGCGCCATGATCATCGGCGCGTCTTCGGGAACAGGAAGTCCCTCGGCAATCGCCGGAGGAGCCTGATAGGTCGTCATCAGTCCTTCCGGGGAATGAAGATCCCGTTTTCCGTCATCTTCCAGTTAGTCCAGAATTCTCCGGTCCTGCGGGCGCCTGCGGCATGGTCCTTCAGGCTCTGCTCCATCCGGGGTCTCTCCGAGTCCAGGAGGATCACGAAGGTCGGCTTCAGGGTGACATTGTGACGGCGGCAAGTCTGGCAGTAAGCCGTCATCTGGTTATCTCGGAAATCCTCCAGGGTTGCCGAATGTCCCCTGTGCTTCCCGCTGATTACCTGCATCAGTTAGTACCCGCGTTCGCTGCTCGGCCATACGTCGACGGTGTCGGTCTCGACCTGGACATGCTTGATCCCGGCGGCGATCCAGCCCTTGACCAGTTCATAATCCTCGTACGGGCCGGGCTCGCCCCAGGTATGGATGGCCAGGATCTCTCTCCGGTGCAGGATAGTCGGTGTCCCGCAGGTTCCGTATACTTTCCCCGGCCCCTGAATTCCCGACCGGCTCACGTTGCCGTTCGAGTGGTGGAAGACCATGCAGGAGTAAGCGAACCCGCACTCCGGATGATCGTCGAGCGCCTGCGCCAGCAGCCGGACGTGCTCCGGCCGGTACTTATCATCGTCGTCCAGGTAGCCGATGTAGTCTCCGGTTGCCCTTTCCAGCGCTTTAAGCCGGACGCGCGCCCCGTATCCGTCTCCGGATTTCCCCTGCCACATGAAATTAATCGGGAAAGGCTGGTACACCCCCATGTCCTCATTCAGCCGGATCGAGGCCCAGACCTCAGGGTTCGCCCCGTCGCTCTGGATGATGTGCTCCATCTCTCCCTGGTAATCCTGGGCCTGCACCGAGGGAATGCACCGGGACATCATCTCGGAACTCCGCCGGGGGAGAGTGGGAGTAATAATTGAGACCTTCTTGAGAAGCAATTCAGGATCCTTTCCGGTAGTTAATTGCAAAGCCAGGGATCCCGAGGCCGAAATCCGGATCTGATGATGCCGGGCGCAGCGGCGCATGGAGTTCGGTCTCGTCGACGGAGACTGCGGGGTGAGATGGCATCAGGCCTGCCGGGACTCCTGTCCACCGGAATTTTTCTCCGCAATTTACGCAGTGAACCCGGATATCAGCCGAGTAAGCAATAACAGGGGCGCCCGGATCGTCGCTTCCCGTGATCCGGTTAACCTCAACGCTGGCCTCGAAGCTTTCATGCAGGCATGCCCGGTCAGGATCGGAGCGGGCCATCAGAATCCCTCGGGGTGACGGACGGCAGTGGCGTAGGGCTCATCGTCGGAGACCTGGCCGCCGGGGACCTGGGACATGGGCTGGCCGGGGCCGGAGAGCTGAGCGGCCAGCATGCGGTCGAGCTGCTCCAGCACGTCCGGGGTGACGGCGCGCTTCCAGCGGTCGACCTGCTCCTGGGTGACGCCGGGGATCATGGTCCAGAGCTGGGTAGCCGGCACGCCAAGGCCCTGCGTGAGCTTAGTCAGGCCGTCGACCGTGGCAGCGAAGGCGCGGGCGCCGGTGTCCCTCCACAGGATCTCCGCCGAGGGATCAGCCCAGGTGGCCTGATCTCCGCTGGCCTTCCCCTGGAGGCGGAAATGCTGCTTGGCCGCCTCAACCTGAGTGCTCTGGATTTCCTCGATCTTCCGGTCAAGGCCGTCCCTCGCCGCGGTAAGAGCGTCCGCCGAGAGATTCGCGACCTGCCCGAGAAGATGATAAGGCGGCACCTGGGCAATAGTCGCCACGTGCCGGATAGAATCCGTGCGCCCGTTGAGAAAGTCTTTCAGGTCGGTCTGGCCGAATTCGCCGAATTTCGTCGTAGGGTCTTCAGCTATCCAGAGCCGGTCGACTCCCGATCGGAAAGGCTGGCGCGGCCGGTTGTTCTCGTCGACCGGGACCATTCCCGCGATCCACCGCTGCCGGAATGCTCCGTACTGCTGGGCCATCAGGAGATTGAATGTGGTCGTGTTGATCTGGTCTTGCAGTGCGATCAATGGCCAGACTTCTCCCTCGACATCTTCCTCTCCGTCGAGGTCTATCTGATAAGGCCACCGGACGACCGGGCAGATTCCCGATCCGTGATAAGCGACAACCGGCGTCGAGGACGGGAGGAAAGGATCGTCTTCTTCCGGCCAGTAGATGTCCGGGCTGTTCGGCTTTCCCAGGAGAGTGTAAACGTACTGATCGTCATAAAGCCTGACGACGCGGCGCGTCCCCTCGGAGGAGGCAAGCTCGAATTCCTCGACTGCGAAATCCGGCCATTCGCTGTCGACCGGGTCTTCGTACAGTGCGGTAATGCGCCGGGGACTGATGAACCGGGCCTTGGGAAATCCGCCTCCCCGGCCGCCGGTATCGGGGAGAACCATCGAGTAGGCGCAGCCGTACTTGATGATCGCGCGCCACAGTCCGTGCTGCCTGCTGCCGAGCCGGTTGGCCTGCCAGCACTGCCACGGCCCGTTCTGAGTCGTCCGGTTCGCGCTCTTCTCGATCGAGACGCGGATCTGATCAGCGGCATCGGAGATGATGCCCTCTCGCTCTGATTCGGATGCGGACAGGATCTGGGCGTGCGTGGCGGAGAGGACGGCGGTCAGGTCGTCGGCGACTTCGCCGGAAGGCGTAGGGCGGTAGCCGTCGATGTGCAGGTTCTCGGCGATGACCGAGATCACGAGCGGCATGTAGTTGACCACCGACCGCTTCACAAGCCACTTATATTCGACCTTGGCGCCCCTGGGCACGTAGACCGAGTCGTGCCGGCCGCGGACGTAATGCTCGATCCGCTGGAGACGGCGCTGCTCTGCCCGGCGGATCGTCAGGACGCGCTGCGCGGTATCCATGACCTTCGAGCGGCTGTCGCTCGAATCATCAGGCGTCGTGGCGGTAACCGAGGGATCTGGCCTCGTGACGCCCCTGCGGGGAGCGAGCACCGCTTGTGCCATGGACTCCTTCCCGGGCGGCCGGTCAGGCGAACCCGTGGACTGCCCCCGAGCGGGGCTCATCCTTATTCTGGCTGATGAGACTTGCCTGGTACAACCTGCGCACCATCCGCGCGCCGATCATGGTCACGCAGCCGTCGATCTTCTTCGGAGATTTCGGGTGCTCCTTGCTGACCGAGATTCCCCACTTGTTAGGATAGCGCCTCGCATTCGTGACATGGCGTGATATCCGGCTGTCCCCGTCCTGGGTGAAAAGCTCCTCTTCAATTTCGGCATTGCACAGCTCAGCGGCCATCGTGAAATCATACACATGCGTGCGCATGTCCCAGGCTACCGGCTCAGGATTTTTGCCATGCGGTACAGACCACAGTTTAAGATCCTCACCGTAGCGCACAGGCCATTCCACCTTCGTGAATGATTCCCATTCTCTAACGTCCGCGAAGAAAGCCAGGACATTCCAGCGTTCGAACATGTTCTCTACGGCCATGTCGACTTCGCCGACCGGAACGGGGATAGCTGCCTGGTGCTTGCGGAGGAGAGTCGGCTCCCAGACTCCGATGGTGAATACGTGCCCTGTTTCCAGGTGGCATCCGGTCAGGACAGTGGAGTCATTGGTGCGGGAACCATCGAAGAAAGCAACGATGTCGTCGCCGTGCTGAACGATATCCGGGCTCTGGTCAGATATCTTTGCCCACTTAGCGGGATCCAGCCATGCTGTCTCCGGCGGAGTGGGGAGATTCAAATAGAATCTCTTGCCTACTGATATCGGGGTCTTGATATCAAGGATAGCGCCCTTGATGACGCGCTGGTCTACCCAGTCGCAGTCTCCGTAGACCTGCTCGATAGCGCGCTCAAGAGAATCATCGTCCTCCATGTCCAGGTCATGCGGCGCTATCCGGGCGTCATAGAGAATTGTCTTCTCAGTGCGCGTCCTGCCTTCTTCCTGGAGAACCCACGCATCAAAAGTCTGCTCGGCATAACTCTCGATCCCGGGTTCCCAGGCATTGCAGGTCTGGACTCCGCGTGATCCTGATTTCGAGAGGTTGCGGTCGATCACCAGGGCGAGCTTGTTGCCTCCGTTCTGGGGCAGCCAGTGCTCTGTCTCGTCGAGGACGGCGAAGGTCACGAGCGCGCCTTCGGCCGCAGTGGCGGAACTGGTGATCACTTCGAGCTGGCCCATGTCGCGGGTGTAGATGACTGTCTTGCCCGCATCCAGGCCATACTTCTGGACGACCATCGAGCCCTTGGCCGTCATCGCGCGGACCATGCGCATGGTGTTCGCGGTCTGGGACTCCGAAGTCGCCGCGATCTGCACGAGCGGCATCGCCACGCGCTTAGCGGTGCATCCGCTGAGCAGCCGGAGGAAAGCCGGGTCTCTCGGATTGATGTTTTCCAGGACCCACTGGACAGGCCGGATTTCCTCGACCGTATTCAAGCGCACCGGCCCTAGAAGCTCGGTCAGGGAATGCACGGCAGCGAAAGGAGACTTGCCGGCGCCTTTCGCGAGGCGGCGCACCGCTTCCCAGAATTCCCAGCGCCCTTCCTCGGTCAGCGCGTAATACCAGAGCAGGAAAGTGCGCTGGCTGCCGGTCGGCCGCCACATCTGCCCTGCATCCGGACCGTCCGGCTGCTGGAGATTCGCCTGCGCCCAGGCCATGGAATGCCAGCCGACCGAGCGCACTGACCCGTCAAGAGGAAAAGGAGGCAGGGTAACAAGACGCTCGGCCGGGGCAGCTAGGAGCGGATTAGCATCCAAGCAATCCTAAGGCGCCGCCGGAAAGAAATTCCGCCAGCATAAATCCGGTTAACCGCAGAAATCAATCGGAATGAATCCAGATTATATTCTGGATGCAGTCTGGCCAGTTGCTCCAGTACATCTATAACCTCCTGAGTATTTTTGCTCAGGCCTTCATTCCTGGCTTTGCACTCATCAGCAGCTCCTTGAGACCACCACAGGTATTCCTGCGTCGTCGATTCTGGGACTCTCGGAGGCATTACTTGACTACAGACAGGAAGTCTTTGATATCCGTCACTGCCGCGTAGTCCTCGGGGGAACGGTCGTCGATGTCGCCGCGCTCCAGCTCGATCTTGATGCGTCGCCGGTCGCCTTCGGTCGCACCGAGGAGGGAAAGCCCGTGCAGGACATTGGCCAGCATCATTGCCGAGGGCTTGCGCATGGTGGCCATGATGTGCCGGCAGACAAGAGCGAGGGTTGTCCAGTCGGATGCCGTGTAGTAGACCGCCTGCCCGGACAGCCGGAAAGACTCGTACAAGTCGAGTGCGAATCCGTCCATCCATTCAGGAGCTTCCGGCCCCAGGGACTCAGGGAGATAGAGGCTTCCTGTCGATACCTCTGATTCCGCAGCGCTGTTGTGCCCGAGCCTCTGATCCGATCTCTTGGGGATCTGCCCGCGTGTTCCGACCTGTACCAATCCTGCCTTTCCGCGCAAGCCTGTCGCCGCGCTGAAGACAGGATAACGGAAACGCGAAGCCCGGCCCAACCTGCTGTCCGGAAAGCAGATGAGCCGGGCTCGCTTCACCGGCCCATGCCTGCCGGCTGCCTACTTGTCTTCCTTCAGTGGAGCCTGGCTCAGCCCGGCACTAGCTCATCGCATGCATGCCAGGCCGAACCAGGAACCTGCCTATTCAGGGTTTCGAACCCCCAATGCGCCGTCGCGCCGCCCTCTCTGCTCCCTCCGATCGGGTTGCAGCCGGTAAGGCAGGGTGGGGCATACCCCGAGGCGTTTCAACCTCTCCCGGGAGCCCGGGTACGATCGGGGCCAGCCATGACACCAGGTGCCGGCCGCTAAGCCGCATTGAGCACCTGGAGGCTCCATTCACGCGACAGGCTACCCTCCTCCCATGACACAACGCAACCGATGGGTACGGAGCTGGCTCCCCGAGGATCATCCGCTGCTGGCGACTGACCGGCCTCGGGTGACCGATCACATCGAGCGGTTCCCGATCGAGAGCTACGACTACCGGCCCCTGATCGAGGACCACGTGAAGCGGTTCCCCGGCCAGGGCCTGATCCACGTCGACTGGGATACAGCCTTCGGCATCGAGACCCGGGATGCCTTCGAGCGCGCCGCGCGGGCATCAGCCGATGGTGTCCTGGTCGCCCCCGTCCGCATCTATCCCGACTCAACTGCCCTGCCGGAGACCGTCTGGAATCACCGGCTTCCCTCTGGCCCCGTGGATGAAGACAAGCCGATCCTGACCGGGGACATGCTCTGGCGCTGGGTGACCTCCGAAGATGAGAAGTGCGCCCTGTTCGGCTTCGGCATGGTGTACATCGACTGGGGAACCTGTCATCAGTTCCTGCGGAATACTCAGGCGGACGGGCCGCAGAACGATTTCTACTTCTCGAAGTGGTATTACGAGAACTATGGCCTCACGCGGATCACATGGGATATCATCCCCGTACATCTCCATTGGCAGAGTGCATTCGAGGAGTGACACTCTTGAAGATCCGTTTCGGCCCGTGCCCGGTGTGCGAGGAAGAGGTTGAGGAAACTGAGTGGTACCCCCGCACTGGTCTCGTGCTCCTGCCGTGCGGGCACAACTCCCGCAAGAATGATCTCAGCGGCCTTCGCCGGTACGTAGACTACGAGCCTGGCGAAGAGATTCCGGTGGCTCCCCCGAAGTAAGCTCCACCAGCAGTACCTGATCCCGGCAAAGGACAGTAGGTGCACGTGCGATGTCACGCGACTGGCAGTTCTCTGAATGCTGCGACGCTCCCATCTGGCGCAAGAACATCCGTACCATGGGCCGGTGCACGGCCTGCGGCCATCGCAAGATCACCGATGGCTTAGCTCCCGTCAAAACGCGCTTCCAGCCGTGGCGAATCCCGGCAGAGATCATCGGACGCTGCCAGGCCAGGAAGGCGGGAGGTATCCTCCGCAGGATCCAGGTTCTGTAAGAAACACTTAATCCCGGCAAAGGATGAAAGAGGCATTATGTCATACCCTACCGCTATCATGCTCTGCCCGTCGCGAGGCCGGCCGGCTGCTGCCGCCGAGCTGATGGACGGATGGCGGGAGTTCGCTGACTTCGCCCGGCTCATCGTCATCATCGACGAGGACGACCCGGAGGGGAGGAAGTACCCGAAGGGCGACGACGGCTGGATGTCCCTGCTCCCGGTCGGTCCCTCGATCGACCCTGGGGCCATCGTCAGGTCACTCAGCCAGCCCGTGCTTTTCCCTGCCTACGCGACCGGAGCCGTGGGCGCTTCGCATCCCGGATGCAACTACCTCGCGGTAGGCCTCTGCAACAAGTGCGGATGGCGCGACGACGCTCCCCGCGGCATCGGGCCGCTCATCAACCACGTGGCCGCCGAGCTGTGCGCCGACCCTAACCTGGGCTACATCGGCTTTCTCGGTGACGACCACCGGCCCCGGACTCCGCACTGGGACACGCTGCTGGCGCGATCTCTCCAAGGCCGCCCGGGAGTCGCTTACGGCGACGACGGCTTCCAGCACGAGCGCATCCCCACCGCCTGCCTGATGTCCGCGTGGCTCCCCCGCCTCACCGGGCACATGAATCCTCCGGGATGCACGCACCTGTTCCTGGATAATTTCTGGGCAAGCCTGGGCAACGCGGCCGGCAACCTCAGGTACGTCCCCGAAGTCTCCATCGAGCATCTTCACCCGATCGCCGGGAAGGCCGTCTGGGACGACGGCTGGAAGCGAGTCAACAGCCGGGAAATGCAAAGTCACGATCACAGGGCATTCGTGCGCTACATGGAAGAAGACTGGCCTACCTGTCGCAACAGCATCGCTCTCGCTTTGCAAACCGAGTTCGGCGGCCCCTATTCATAGAAAGGAAAGAGGACCATTGGACTGGAAGAAAATCACTCTCGCAGTTGCCCGGGCTGCCTGCGAAATCGACGGCTTCGACATCTACATTCAGGAAAGTTCCTCCCGTCTTAAGGAACTGCTGAGCCCAGATGAATATGAAGCCCTGATGCTCTCTATCAAGGAAGAGAATGGCTGAATACAAACTGTTTGAGGGCGATATTCCCTTCGTCTCGACCGCGGAGTTCCACAAGGACCGCGAGCGTGCTCCGCACCTGGAGCAGTCCGGCCATCGCGAGCGCCTTTACCTCGCAGCGGATCTGATCAGGAAAACTGCCGAGCACGCTCATGCCCCTTGCGGAACTGCCGAATTTTTCACTCCCACTCTCACCTTTTCCGATCTCGGCTGCGGAGACGGCGGCCTGCTCTCGGTAGTAGAGATGTGGTTCACCGATGCCTGGGGCTATGATTTCCAGCCGTCGAATGAGGCAGGGTGGAAAGAGCGCAGAGTTAATGCAGAAAGCATCAACATATTCACTCCGGAGCGATACAAGATCAGCGAGCCCTGCGACGGCGGCTGCGCTAGTAACTGGGGAAAGCCATGCGACTGCGAAGAGGTCAGGCTTGGCAACATCGTTGCGATGACCGAAGTGCTGGAGCACCTGGCAGATCCCCGCGCGGCGCTCCGGTGGATAAGATCGCGACCAGATGTGCAATACCTGGTGTGCTCTTCCCCGTACACCGAGACCAGCGAGAGCCACTGCGAGGAGCACGCCTGGGCCTGGGATATCGCCGGCTACTACGAGCTTCTCCGGAGTACCGGATGGGTTCCCGTCGAACGTCACCTGACCGGGATGTTCCAGGTAATCCTGGCCGGACGCGACGACTGGAAAAACGAGATCAAGATGATGATCTCAGATCGAGAGGGGTAAATGAAGAAAGCACTCATCACAGGTGCCGCTGGGTTCCTCGGACGGCACTTTCACAAGCGTCTCGCCGAAGACGGCTGGGATGTGCACGGGATCGACCTGAAGCCGAGTGCAGTTAGCTGGCAGACGCACGCGCTCCAGTTCTTCCGGCCTCCGTACTTCTCTGATCACTATGGCCTGGTGCTGCACTGCGCCGCGGTGGTCGGCGGCCGGGAGGTCACTGACGGCAGCCCGCTCGACCAGGCGGTCAACCTCGAACTCGATGCGGCGATGTTCCAGTGGGCGCTCCGGATGAAGCCCAGCCGGGTCGTCTACTTCAGCAGCTCGGCTGTCTACCCGGTCGACTACCAGACCTTCGCCGAGCCGCTGGAATTGTGCGAGGAGATGGGCGGTCCGGACGTAGGCGGCATTCCGGATGCTCTCTACGGCAGGTCGAAGGTAATGGGAGAGTACCTGGCCACGCTGGCGCAGAATGAAGGCCTTCCGGTTACGATCGTCCGGCCGTTCAGCGGCTACGGCGAAGACCAGGACGACTGCTACCCGTTCCCCGCCTTTGTTCGCCGCGCGCGGGCATCAGCCGATCCTTTCATCGTGTGGGGCGACCCGATGCAGGTCCGCGACTTCATCCACGTGGATGACATCGTGGAGGGCACGCTGGCCATTGCTGAGAGAGGAACCAGCCTGCCGGTGAACCTGGGCTGGGGGCGGCCGGTAGAACTGGGCTCGCTGGCCAGGATGATCTGCAAGGAGTCCGGCTACTCACCTGACCAGGTAATCGGAGATGACGGCGCTCCGATGGGCGTCGAATGGCGTGTCGCGGATGTCGAGCGGATGCTGGACCTCTACAAGCCAAAGGTGACGCTCGAAGAAGGCATCGCCAGGGCGGTAAAAGCCGCCTGCTAGCCAGAAGAACAGCAAAGAGCCCCGTGCTTTCCGACAATTAGCACGGGGCTCTTTCTTTTCCTGTCACAGTCGCTTGCGGACCAGAACTGGCCGGCCGGCCGAGGTGGAATTGGCGCTGAAATGCATTGTCATCAGGTTCGGGGCAGCCAGGGTCAATGATGGCTTGCCCCTGATACGGGGAGTACCGGGAATTACGTAGTGGTGCGGCACGTACGGCCGGGTAATCGCGTGGACTACAGCCGGCGCAGCGAGCACGAAGGTAAAAGAAAGCGCTGCTGCTATCACCATGAGCATTTTCCTGGTCATATCCCCCTCCTTTCTCTGCCGGGACGGGTTTTTCTGCTTCATAGCTTACCGCATGGCGCTGTCTGATGCGGAATTTCCGGAACTTGCGGAATTACTATCACCCTGGGGACTCTTTTAAAGGATCCTTTTGTTTTTCCTCTGGATTGGGAGAACTAGAGAAATCGGGGCGGCTGGGAAAGGCT